CCCGCTGGACCTGCTGGACCCGCTGGCCCTGTTGCTCCTGCTGGCCCTGTTGCTCCTGCTGGACCTGTTGCTCCTGCTGGACCTGTCGCTCCTGCCGCGCCATCGCTTCCGTCTGCTCCGTCTGCACCTGCCGCTCCTGCTGGCCCTGCTGGTCCTGCCGCGCCGGTAGCACCATCAGCACCATCAGCGCCATCAGCGCCATCAGCGCCTGCCGCGCCAGTAGCACCCGCTGGTCCTGCCGGTCCTGTCGCACCTGCCGGTCCTGCTGGACCTGCCGCGCCAGTAGCACCCGCTGGTCCTGCCGGTCCTGTCGCACCTCCGGGGTAGTTGCATCGAACCCACACGCTTCCTTCGTAAATCAGTGTAGCGCGTTCTGTTGTAGCGACGGTTGCGTTCAATCCTGCGGGTGATGTTTGATTATCAAAGACAATAGAACCCGTACCGTGGTTGCATATTTCAATGATGTGACCTTCGGGAAACTTGTAGTTCGCACTCCCGTCTCTTTCGGGGTTGAGTGTAATAGTCACACCGCTATTCGGTGAGAGCATGAAGAATGAATCACCGTCAGCCGTCACTACCCATGTACCGTTTGTTGTTAGCGCGGTGCTGGTTGCATCGACACCCATGCCTTGTAAGCGCACAGCGTAGTGTCCCGTCTGTTCGTTGTTGCGACCTGCGAAGTAAAATGAGTCAGCCGCGTGTCCTCCACCACGGTCTAAACCGCGCGATGGTCCTTGACCGTATCCAGCGTCGCTTGAGGATGGTGGCGATTGAGCGAACGCACCATAGCGAGGATGGCTCACCCAATGCACATTCACAGTGTCAGTGACAGCAAGTTCTCCGTTTTCGTTGTGGACTGCGTTAAGATGCGCAATGGTGTTGATACCTTCTGCACCACCGTCAACAATTTCACCGCTTGTGATTGTTCCAACAGAAAGAGGGACGCGGTAATCTGCCGAGCCTTCGATGAAGATGCGCTTGTCGTTGATTTCTGTGATGTTGAGATTGTTGCTACCGCCGCCGCTGGCTACATATTCCACACGGATGTGAGCAAGCACGACAGTCTTCATGTTATCTTGAGTAGCACCTGTGTTGTAATCAATGAGATACTGGTTAGACGCGGATGGATAAAGACCCGTGGTTGAATCGACTGGACTACCACCTTCGTAGTACACTTTGTTGTTGCCTCCGCTCGGTGCAATATACACTGTGTAAACCGCTTCCTCATTGGCAGAGAGTGACAGCGCACCGCTACCGTGTGAACCGTTGTTGAGGTCAAGTGTGACGGTATTACCCACACCCGAACCAAACTCATAGAGCGCACCATCAAGGACGACGAAGCCTCCGCTTACGGTGAGTGTGCTTGACGATGCACGCACTATGGAACCGGGCTGGTTACCGCTATTTGTTTCGTTGCGCGTGGAGCCGTAGGCTCCGTCTTGGTATCGCAGAATCCCGTTGCCCTGTGCGCCTTGAATCAAATTGGTCAAAGTCGTGGGTGACAATGAGTCACCATCTCTCAAGCCGTCTTCACCGAGCGTGTTCTGCGCGGCTGTGTGTCCTGCTATGTTATCTGTCGCCATTATGATACCTCCAATATGAATGAGAAGCGCACTTCGTTCTGCGCATTTTTAGTGAATGAGTTAATGTCTGCGCGGTACACAGGAATGAACTCGCCTGTGGTAGCGTCTTTGTATTGAATGTAAACTTCTTGAATCGGCTTGCTGAACACATACGAAGAGTTGAATGAGCCTTCAACGAGCAGGCTGGTGTCGTCAATGATTTGCACGCGCGGCACTACTCTTGCAAGTGTTCGCGCACCACCATCGTCGGAGGTTGCGACCGTTCCGTCGCTTCCAATGTGCAACTCGTTGACAAGCGTAGCGAGGTGTTCAACCAAGCGTCTCTTTACGGCGTTGAGCATTGGCATTATTGTTCCTCCAATAAATTACCATCTTCGTCAAAGAACTGACTCATGTATTTCCTATGGTCTAAATCGGGGTTCTCGCCATGAAAGTTCAAAACAGGTACTTCTGTATCACCATGTCCCATTTGCCTCAATGCTTCCATGCGATGTCCTCCTTCCTGATGCCCTATCGCGGGCATTCCCAAAACTTGCCCGTCTTTGATACCGTCTATGATGCTTTGAATATGCGCGGTTCCTAAATCCGGCCAACGATATTCTTTGCCGTCAATCGTTCTTGGGTTTGTGTCATACCCGTTTTCTGCTAAACGGTCAAAGTATTGATTGGGTGTCATATTTTTCACACGCGCTACATTACGACTTTTATCCCAATCTCTTTCTCCTGTTTCGGGGTTAGTGCCATACGCTTCTGTGCCTAAAGAGTGACCTATCATTCCTTTTGGGTGATTGTTATACGCGTCTATTACTTGTTGGTCTGCGCCGTATTCGGGAAAGCCGAATGCGTGTTCATTATGCTGATAAGCCATTTGAACACCGGGAACATTTGTATCAACAACAGGCATTTTAAGAAACAACCAAGCCCTCTGCATCGGGTTCATCAAATCTTCCTCCTAATCTTTTTGCCCTTGACCGTTCTCATCTCATGCGCGCGAGGTCGGAGCATACGAATCTCCCCGATAGGTGAGGGTATTGCGGCCCCGCTTACCAAAGTTGCGCCTGTGAAGGTGGTGGCTGTTCTCCCACTGTACGAGACAAATGACTGATTGTCGAGGATGAGGTGGCCGCTATCAGCAAAACCGTCTGTGCTGGTGACAGTGATTGTTCCGCCACTGTGCGTGCCGTTGATGCGCGGTGTAATTCCAAAGCCAAGTGCAGACCTTCCACCCCCGTATCCAACGCTACGGTGCGCCAATAAGACACCTCCGTGAATGTCGGGGGAAGTATTGATGCCGCTTGTTCTTGTTCGCGCCAGTGTTGTGATAACAGGTCTTACGCTTAGCGCCCCTTTGACCCTCAGTTGCGAACCGCCGACACCGCTCTTGTTGATTTTGACAATTTGAAAAGTTCTGTCAACTTCATCATCTTCTGCCTCAACATCGCCGCTGTCGCCGAATCCTGTCAATACAGATTCAAGCCCCGCTTCATAAGAAATCATTTGAAAGTCCGATTCTCCTGTCGAAGAATGGTTCACCTCAATCAAGGCTTGCCGCACACTACCGACCGGAGAGTCGTATTCAACAATGTCACCGGGTTCTAAATCCCAAGAGAGTGTGTGTCTTTTTGATACGAGGCCACCCTGCGCTTTTCTGTTCAAACGGAGTGCTTGGTTTGCTGACTTGCGCGCCGCAGTTTCATTGTTAGCGGTTGGGTCAAAGGTTGTCATTTGTTTAATTGAGCCGTGCTTCTTTTGCAACTCAGCATCATCGACTTGCACGCTAATTACATCATTGACTGCAATACCCTTGCCTCTTACAATCACTCTGTTTGCAACATCAACTACGGGGTCGATGCTCGTCTCGCCTACACCGCGCTGAATTCCCAAGGTTCTGTCTTTGACTTGGAATACTTTAGGAGCATAAAGGAAGTTCCCAAACCTATCGTAGTAAATAACGAAATGGTCATGTCGAGCGACAGAACGGATGGCGCTTGGAAGAACAAGTGAATTGAAGTTCTTAGCCACAAAGAGTGCGCTTGTCCCTTTCGTTGCAACACTGTTCAACCCGTGTAACGCTTTAGTGAATAATTTCTCAACCAAATCTGTACTGCGCAGTCCTACGCTAACTGCTTGACCAGCATGCACATGGCGCGTTCTCCCCATTTGCAATTCTGCCAAACTGCGCCCCTTCATATTGTTGAGAGCAATTCGCGCTCCCTTGTCGGAGACGCTGATGTTATCAGTTCTCAACCGTAATGATGTGTCCGTGGAATCGTACAGTAGCATCGGTCGCTTGGATGTAGGAGAAAGGCGCTCGCCGTCAAAGAAAGGGGCGTCTTCGTGAGTGGTGTGTGCTAAACGCACGCCTGCGGATTCTTCGCTGAAACGGTATCGGCGAGGGTGACTGCTTTGGAAGTCCGCTTGGTTAGGTTTGTCCACTTGAGAAGTCAAGCCATTGTTCTGCGCGGGCTTGTAAATGACATGGTGAACTGCATTGTCAACAAATGTAGGTTCCTCCGCCACTGAACCTACATGTTCGTGAATAGCATCCGACCGTCCATTGCTTGGAGCGGCGTAAGATGTGTTGCTCGGAGAAGGCACTGTGTAGGTCATAGCGTCGCCTCCTTGTCGGTTCTGTCACTTTCGTTAGCATGGTCGCCTGTATTCAAATCATCACCCGCATACAACTGTTGAGTGTAGCGCGGCTGAACATTGTAATCAAGTCGAATGAAAGAATCTTGTTCATCTTGCACAGACTGCCTTCGGCTTGCGTCGCCTCGGAAGTGTTGCAAAGTATTACTTGATACAATCATTCGCGCAACAGACTGTGTTGCTGTCGATTTGAAGTCACTTGCGCCGCTACCTGCAATCTTAGGCCCTGTACTTACAGGTGCGCTGGTTGATGCTGATAGATTGAATAAATACACAGGCGCGTATGGAGGGTTGTTTGGAGCAGGGTTGCTACCACGCATGTAGGTCGAAGCCGCATCAGCGGCGCGTGCGTTAGGGGCATCATAAAGGAACACACCGTAACGACCTGCGGCAGTTGCCGACAATACATGCGTTCTCTTATCACGGAACAATTCAATGTGTTTGTTATCAAGCACGCGTACAGGACGAACGAGGAACTTGATAGTCTCATCTTTAGCGTTTGTTTTGTAAGATTTTGAATCATGGTTGCTGGTTTGATATGGGTTGGTGCTCGCACCGCTCGCTGAACCCCAAAGATAATCGTCAATTGGTTCTCCTTCGGAACTCAATTCTAAGATGAATGTTCCGCCCATAACTGGAACTCCGTGCGTTGTCCCAAATCTCAAAACCTGCTTGGTTGAAGCAAAGTCAAGTGTATGTAAATTGAGATTATCAAGCGCGCGGTTGGCTGTACTAACGCCGCCTGTTAGAATAAAGCGCTGACCAACCTGTCTGTCTGTGTGTAAACTGTGCGCTTCTGTGCTTGCAATTGCATAAGCCGGACCCATCTCACCATCATTCTCACCAACTGTCATCGTATCCAAACCAATACGCGGTTTTGATTTTGCAATTGGTTCTTGCATGAAAGTGAAGTTTGAATGCTCAACATTGTTTCCTATGTTGGCTTCTCGCTTCAACAAACCATCCGAACCCGCCAATTCCAAGCGAGCGCTGATTCCTCTCGGCATTTCATGAGATTCTAAATCCACATTTGAAGGACGAATCAAGCCGTTTGTGAACGGTGGTTCGCTGGTATGGTGCGAAAGAACCAACCCAAACGGTTGCATATCTTCGGATACATCTTGAAGAATGTCTTCATTGAAGTATGTCGGGTAACGAACACCGCGCCCGTCACCGCGGTCACCAACTCTCTTGGCTGTGGCAGGGTCAAAGAATCGCTCCGAGGCTACTGATGCGCGTAATGCTGTATCGCTGAACATAGTCTCAGCGGACTTGGTTCGGTCAGTAGCGCGGTATGCATCTTCCGGGTCCCATGACGGGCGAATACCAAACCCGCGCACAGGGAACCTGCGAACATCTTCGCCTGTGGTATTACCCCACCAGTCAATCATGTAGTGTGCTTGAGCAAGCGCGAGATTAACTCGTTGGTCAACAACATCTGTTCCTGCTTTCAAACCCGCAGGTGTGTCGGAGTGGAAGCGGCGGATGGCAGTGGATGGGTTGCGAATGTTTCGTACCGCACATCCGAATCCTTTGGTCATGCGCCGTCCATCACTGTACTGAACCTGTTGACCTTTGAGGTTTGTTCCAACAAGCGCGGATGCGTTAGTTTGTCGTTCGATGACGCCAACATAAGACGGTTTGACATTTGTTGTTGGTGTCGTCGTATTGGAAGCGCTTTGAGTCGTTGTTGTCATTGTTGCACCGTCGTTGCTAACGAACGGCCCTTCTGCTTGGTAGTGATAATTAGTGTAGGGGTCGCGCAGTGCTTGATTTGCTTTGATAGCCCAACGAGGACGATTGTATGGTTGCCTTACTGATACGCGGTAGCCCCATCCAGCGTTGCGGTTAGTCGATGCTGAGTTGATTGAGTCGGTCATGGTTTCAACATTAGCGTCAGTCACGACGAGTCCTTTAGCGTCAGTCACTTGCTTGATGTTCGGGTCGTCCCATTTGTTACGCCATCCAACCATTGCTGTACCGTAAAGACTCAACGAACTCATTTGCGCACCAAACCTATGACCGCCCGACCAAAATGCTCCAAGTTGATACTTGCGCGATTTACCGTCTGTACCTGCTTGATGTGGATAATTAGCATCGGGGTACGCGTCTGTTAAATCGTCGCCGGGGCCTTCCCATGTTTTCATTCGGAACTTGAAAGGACCATCACTCATGGCGTATGTGAACTCATGGTAGTGAACCGTTTCAAAATGCTCCGGTGCATGGTTGTAGGCTTTCTTGTCAACAGCCGCGTCTTCTTTGTTAGTACGGCTGTCGGAGAACCATGTCATTGGGCGACCAAGATTGTAGTGCCACATACAAAGATACGCGTCGGGGAGATGCATTGAGTTGGTATCGCGCGTCCCCGACAACAGTTGCGGCAGGTTGCGTGTAGCAATACTCTTGGTTGAATCGTTGTAATACGCGCTGGCATTGAAGTTATTGTAGGGTGAAGTTAAGCGAACGGTCGCGCCTTGAACAGCCGCGGCCCAAAAGCCACTTGTCACAGGAGCCACTCCGTTGAAAACAACTGGACCTGTTGCCCCTGTTTGACTGATGTAGCCGCGGTCAGTGTAAGTCGCTGTTTGTTCAACGCCGTCTGCGTCAACGATAAGCAAGTGGTGGTTGTAATAGTCGCTACCGACTAACGGGAAGAGCGTGTTGTTCTGCACATACAACTTACCTGTACCGCTAATTGAATGTTCGATTGTCGCAACAGGTGTGAGTGAAGTGAGGTATTCAGTGTAAACATCAAGGTAGTGCGACGGGTAGCCGAGCATCGTGGTCTGTGTCCCCACTGCTCCGAGGGTTGAGCGACAGAAGTGATAGTAGTCGTCGGGTTGATACTGCTCTATTCGCTTCCATTTGTTTGTCGCAAATATCGTTGAAGAGTCAAGCGCGGCGCTCCACCATGGCACAGTCACTGTATTTCCGGGTGTGGCACGGTGGAACATGTTGGGATGGTATGGTAGGCTACGGCGGGTGAACGCTCCCGATGATGTAGCATTGACACCGAATGGGTTTGCAAGACCAAGAATAGGAGTGTTCGCGAACTGTTCGCGAGTGGAAGCATCATGGTCAAGAATCAGTTCATTGACAAATATCTCACATCCGCGCGTATCAGCCATAGTAGCCTCGGAAAGAATGAGGTCAAACTGCACACCATTCCATTGAAGCGCAACAACCGTAGCCACCAGTTGGTCAGTCAATGAGCGCTTGGTTGAGTTTGCTCCACTTGGGTCTTCGGGTGCATCGGTGTTAGCATACTCAGTGTTCTCATTGTTCCCCATAAACTGCTTGCTGAACAGGTTAGGTTGAATGACAATTTGATACGCGCCTACCTCAGCAGGGTCGGGGAAGTTCCATGATGTATTGTAATTGCTTCCGCTTTCGAGTTGTATTCGATGTCCACCCGCTTTGTTGCAAACAGCGCTGTCGTCAGCCATTCCATAACCATCGAAGCGCAACTTAGTTTCTGTCAACAATGTGAAGCCGTCACCATGAATATCGCTTGGTGGCTGAGGTGATGTTGGACCCGAAAACCAAAGCAGAGGATTGTGAACAGCCTTGCTTGAATCAGCATCAGTTGCTCCAAAACAAGCGCGAGCGTTTGCATTTAATTTTTGATACAGTGGGTGAGCAAGATGACCGGGGAGCATAGCCATAGTGGGGGCAACATAATGATGACCCATGCGGGGTAGCGGCATTGGAGTGAGTTTGTTAGCCGCGCGAACAAGAGTTGCAGGGCTTACTCCTGCCGGAAGATTAGCCCAATCAGTGTGGGGCTTGTCGGGACTGTTCCCACTTACTTCTGCATGGTCACGCAGTCTGCGAGCGGCAAACTGTCGCGTCGAGCCAGCAGGGATATAGAAAGATGGTTTGATGCCATCGTCCTCCTTGGCCGTAAAGTCGGGCGCGAAGACAACCTGTTGGAATTGTTTACCACTTACTTCTTTGAACGAAGCGATTGTGCCGTTGACTGAAAGGAAGTAGCGTCCGTCGGGTGTAGGGTCTTGCTTCCAAATGTCAGCGGTGATGGTTTCTTTTGCGGTAATTGTATCTGTTCCAACCACATCAACCGTGAGACGGTTGAGTGTCATAGCGTTGTTGATGATGCTCAACGGTTCGCGTTCAGTGTAGGTGTACCCCATCTTGGTGATGTGGAAATACAACGCGCGGTCGTGAGGTTCGTAGGCTGTTTCGAGGATGTTCTGTGATTGAAGACTGTTGTTACTGTCGGGGAAGTTGTTAGGGTTTTGATTGATGTGTTCGTACCCTTCTTGCTCCCAACGAGGCGCGGTGTTAGGTCGAGCAGACTCCGACTCAAATGAACTCAATACTTCTGCGGTGGGTTGACTTGGGTGTTGCAACCCTCCGCTACCAAGTGTTTCGTTTTGATAAGCCTGCAACCTATCGAAACCAGCGCGTACAAGGATATTCCCCGGTATCTCATCGTGGTTTGGTAAGCGTATTTTCATGTTTGGCGATACACCGGAGCCTGCCAAAGCAGGAGCAAGACCTTCATTTTCGCGGTCATGCACCAGTTCATAGTCGCGTATCACTACACCAAGAGGTGAGCCGCCCTCAAGCGTATGCTCTTGGCCTGTATCATCGACAACGACAGTGCTGACAAACTGCATCTCTTCGTTGGGTATGCTAAGAGCGTTACGCACTTCGTAAGGGTATTGTTCAGCGAGTGAAGGGTGAGCCAGTTCTTGTGCTTGGATAATAGGAAACATGCCAGCGTTAGTTGTTTCAAACGAGAAGCGAACATTGCCGTAAATTGTTTCACCGAACTTAACATAAGAGTCACCAACCTTGTGGACAGCCCATGGTATGCTACCAAGACCGCGTGCATTTTGAGCAGGTAGCGTAAGGTTGCCGCCACTCATTCGCTTCCATACGACATGCTCAACAAAGAAGTTGCGAGCCGCGCTACGGTCTTTCCAGTGTGAGTAAATATCATCGCGATGAGTTTCGTAAACCTCGTACCCTTTCATCTCAACCTTGGCTGTTTCCGAATCGAAAAGAGGGTCGTTGGGGTAATACTTATTGTTTGGGTTCTCTTCTTTGTCAAAGAACAAGTCGCCTGTTGGGAACAAACAAGTCTCGGCCTGTGTGAGTTCGGAAGATGTTGCAGGACTGCTTGTCCAAAGAGGGGATGCGTCAGTCGGGCGTGTAATTGTTGTATCATACATGGCTTCGATATGAGGCCCTGCATTCGACTCTGCGCTGAATCGGTCGTTGTTGAATCGGTCATTGTGGTAGGACGCAACCGTGCCTCCTTGAGTTCCACCCCATTTGAGTTGAAGCATGTCGCCACAGGCTTTCTGTCCGTTGCGCGAAGCCTTAGCGATAATTGGTAAGTCACCCTCATAGGAGACTACGATGAAATGGCGCTGATGCAATCCAGTCGAGTCGTGAAGATTGTTTTTTGGAACCCAAATATACTGAGCGTTCTCTTCCTCACCTGCACCAGTTGCTGGTCGCAAAATCCATTCCATGGATGCAGGTTGATGACATGCCATGCCGGAGCCGTATGGGTTGAATCCAAGCATAGGATGCCATGCTCCTAACCCTGCCGCTACCTTATCACTGATGTTGAGACTGTTGAAGTATGAATAGCGCTCGCCATGCCAACCGACTGCGCCAACTGCGCGCGTGCGGTCAATAGCGTCAGTCACGCCACTGAAATGAACTTGTGTGGATGCGTAATGGTCGAAAGGTCCGTTAGACATTTGACCGGAACTTGTTGCCCCTGTTGCGCGAGTTCCGTCAACTGCGTTTTGGAATCCATTATCCCATCGCAAATTACCTGCCTTTGACCAAACGAAAACTTTGTGACCTGCTCCTTCAACACTGGACACATCACCTGTTCCGCTAAGCGCAGGCTCTTCCAATCGGTTTTGTCCGTTTCGGAAGTTCGCACCAAGAACAAATGTTCCTTGAGCAACATCGTAGTGCGAGTAGTAGCCGTAGTAAGACTTTGTACCATTGCTGACGCGTATCCAACCGTTCTCCGGTAGCGTCATCGGGAGCGCCGTTGATACTGAAACAAGACCGCCGCTGGCGGCGTCAGTGTAAGTTCCGAGGTTACCAACATCAATCCATCCGTATTTGTCTTGGCGTTGCGCGTCTTGGAACGATGGTAAGAAAGAGCCGCCGAGTGCTTTGAGATTAGCGCGACCGGGGAATGTGTTAATTGCGGCGGCGACGACTGCTCCTAACTCTTCACTGTTTTGACAGCGCGTAGCATCAATCAAGAATACATCTTCGGGTACTGGCGCGCTTAAATTATCATCGTAATCAATCAATACTTGCGAGCCAACTCGGAACATCGTTGCATTCAGTCCAAGTCTGTCGATGTATTGCACTGTGGAATTTACAGAATTGACCAGTGTCGCAGTGATAGGATGCGGAGCATTCTTCCGCACGCTGTTGTCAAACCAAGAACCGCCTGCCGTGTATCCACCATCAAGGTGGAAAGCAAGTTTGTTTATGCTAAAGTTACTGATAGCAGAAGCAAATCTTGCAGTCGCTCGATAGTGAGAGAATGGATGAGCGTATTCGTTTGCAGCGCTTTGACCAGTGGCGTTCGGTCCAAAGAAGTGACTGCTAACATAGCGCGCTTGTGTTGACAAAGTTTGGTTGAATGCACTGTTTGGTGAACCATAAGATGGTTCCCAATGACGGAATGTTTCGTAAGGGAATACATTGTTCGCGCCGTAAGCATCTGTCGGCGGTAAAAACTGATTTGAAGCGCCGTTAAGCGTACCATTGCTCAACTCATTTGGTAGGAAATAACCAGCCTCGTTGCCTTGGTCGAATGTTGTTCCTGTGGCTCCGTCAAGTGAGCAGTATTTTTTCCATGCGGCTATCCATTTTGCCGAAGGTTCGACCGACTGTGTTATACTTCCTATCTCCCCGCTCCAATGTTTAGGTACTGATTGGCCGGGGCCGAACACCATGTAAGCCACACTGTTTTCGGAATCATCATAGCGTGCATAAGGGTGAGCAAATCGAAGCACGACGGGTACAGGTTGAGCGACTTTGACACTATCGTAGGTTGTGCCGGGGATAGGGTGAGTGTCTCTGTTCCCGTCAATGTCGGGATTGAGTATAGCATCAGCGTTGGCAAATGGAGGCGAAGCCTCACCCCTGTGTTGATTAACAAGCGCCGAAGCAGGGAACATTGCAAACATAGCCGCAGTGTCAAGGAGCGCAAAGGCTCCCATCTTCTCACCAATGTCTTGCAATCCAGCGCTACCCGTAGGACCCTTCGCATACGGGTGTTTGTTGTGACTGCTGTAATCAACACGCGACCCGTCGTTGATGTCCATGACTACGCCGCTAAAGCCACCGCCGAAGTAAAGAGGCACATTATGGTCAACGCTGTCATGCGCTCCACGGAAATACAATAGCGGGTTGCCTTTACGATTCGCGCTAAGACGCATCCCTTGAATGTCGTTGACGAACTTGAAGCGTTGCATCAGTTGACCTGTGCTACCTAACAAAGTTCGGAAATCACCCTTGCCTTCGTTATTATGCCAGCCAATCATTTGATTAGCCGCTACTATGGCTTCCCCGCCACCTCTCTCTATGGGGCTAAACGCCGCGCAATAGATGTAGGAGTCTTCTGTCAAGTCCATACGCTTGAACGGTGACCAAGACCCATCAATCGCGCCGCCAAACTCATTGTGAACATCGCGATTAAGATTGTTACCACTGGCATCCACATGTTGCAACTGCCATGCGTATTGGCGACCAAGTACAGCAAAGTTGTGAGGGTCGCGTAACTCAAGTTGATAGGTGTCTTTTTCACCCGAAGGTAGGCTTCCCGACTGAGTGTCAAGTTGGAAAGTATGAGACTCAAGAGCCGGTGTAATGTGGTCACCATCAAAGCGTGTAAATTTGTCACCTTGCAAGTGCTTCTTCCATTCAGCGGTAGGCACTGCATTGTTGGTTTGGTCAACAAGGATGGGTGTGGCTGTGTTAGCGTTGTAGCCTCGGTAGCGTGTTGATATTGTCAATAGCGTGCTTGGTAAATACCCACAGTCTAACATTTGTGAATTGAGTTGACTTGCTCCCAACCCGCCAAAAGTACCACCAGTACCGTGCGTTGCGCTGACTACGCTTGTTTCTTTACTACTTGCGTTGATGCCCCAATCTTTGGAGAGGGAAACGCTGAATAGAGAGCGAAGAGGTATGATTTGTTTGTTGCGATTAAAGGTTGTAATTTTAATTGCGGTGCGCGCGCTATCGCCCATAACCTCGCCGTAAGTACGACCATCGGGTGCGCGCAAATGTGAACAGTCAAAGAACTGATTGTCCTCGTTCGGGTCAACTGTGAAAGCATAAGCGGTCGCCGCGGCAATCAATTCATCAGTAACAATAGTTGTTTGATTGAGATGTGGGCTGATAATGACAGGCGCGTTGTTATCGTCGTAGGCTGTTGGTCCTCGGTTTACTTGAGCGCTGAAATACTGAGCGTGTATGTCATCCGCATCAACCCCGGCAAGACCTGCAAAACTGTGAGGGCCAGCCCGACCGTTATGGGTTCGCGAAGAATAAGAAAAGACTACACCAACTTCACCATACGCTGAGGTTGAAGAAGGGATAGCCAACCAAATTAAGCCGCTGTCGGGAAAACCCATCCAACCGAGAACATCGTCAACATCGGGAGAATGATGCCATATTCCGCTATTGTAGTACCCGTAACCGCTCGCGGCGTTAATTTCAAGAGTATTGTTGCTCATTAAATTTTTCATTGTTACAGCGTAACCAGCGTTAGGCGTGTGAACACCGCGCCATTTGTTACCTCTCCACTCTTTCTCGCTTCCTGCTGAGTAAAAGAAAGGTGTGCCATCGGAACCTTTACCCCACATGTGAGAGCCAATAGTGAATCCACCCGACGCAACATCGCGGTCATCAAAGTTGATGAGCGTTTCTTCATCAATAGTGCTTGGCATCATTGAGTTTTTGTTAGAGAATGATTCACCCGCGCGTCTGTAAATGTATCGAAGTATGTGTGACTTGCCGCGATGGTCAACCATTTTCATACCATAGAGAGGTTGTGTGCCTGTCACATCTTTTCCTGTTTCAGCAGAAGGTGCGTAAGTGTTGTAAAACTTGTAGTATGTGTCTGCGGGTGCAAGATTTTGACCATAGATGGTGACAAATCGACCATCCCCCTTTCCGTCTTCACCAAAGCCCCATAGACCAGCATCGGGAGCAAAACCGGGAACGCCTGCGGCTACGATACCACCGAAGTTAATGCGTGCTTTAGCGCGTGTGCCTATCTGCAAACCTTCTCGTATTGTGAATTTTTGACCACCGTTTTCAAATGACTCCATAGCGCCACTGTTTGACGAACGACCAGTAGTAGCCCCCGTGTTTGGAGTTTCAAATCCTTCTGCGGTGTTGAAATTAGCGTCGTATCCGAGGTGCAAATTTGTGATGAAATCATCACCAGCCTCGTCCAATGCGACATATTCGCGAAGAGTGGTGATTGGGGCGAACGGTTTGCCGTTCTTATCAATCGGCATAGGCGCAGGGTGCATGTTTTCACCTGCTATTTCGGGAGGTGAACAGAAGAAGTTGCGGAAACGACCACCGTGACCGATAAGGAATTGTGGTTTGTATTCAGCCTGTGACTTACTGTTGTCCAACCAAGCGCAAAAGTTGCGCCCTGTTGCTCCGGGGACAGTGCTGTGTATCACTATGCTGTACCCTTCATTGCCGTTAGCATCTTCAACAACACGACCAATATGCGCGCGAAGATAACCCATGTGAGAACCGCGGTCAAAAGAAGTGAAAGCACTGCTCATCCAAAACGGAGCAGGGTCGTGTGTCGAACCTGTCACTGCAAAATCAGCGTGCTGATGAATTGCAGTAGCGTCGGTTGGCTCTTGAGTTTCAGTTCCGGCTACTGACACTGCTCGCCTGTTAATATCGAATCGCTCACCTTCACCAGCGTATTGGTCGGAGGGTCGTCGCTGACTGCTTCTGCCATTTAACGCACCGCCTTGATTGATGAGACGAACAACTTCGCGTGCCGCGGCCTCTATGTCTGTGACACCTTCTCGCAATCCAACCTCACCCATGTCAATGCTCAAACGGCGAACGAAGTCCATTTCGGTCCAGTGGGGAAGTTCCTTCAAGCGCGCATCGCTCACAATGTTAGCAATGCTTCTCTTGCCCTTCAAACAAAGGAATGCTGAAATGACGCGCGTGCCTTCCGGTGAATCGAAGAAAGTCGCGCTAAACTCATAATGACCTGCGGTGTCATCGACAATTGCTTCGGATGTATCGTGGTCTATCGTTTCAGCATGTCGCTGTTGAGCGCTGGTAATGCTTACTGTTGACTCGGAGACGCGCCCTTGACCAAACTGAGCAGATTCGCTACCGAAGGATATGGTGTGGTCTGTGCCGCGTGTCTTTCTTACAAAGTGAGTGGACGCTACACCGGATGTTGCCATGTAAGCGTTGTCCATCAGCCACCACATTTTGTGAACATAGGCTCCTTCGACATATTGAGATTTGCCTTCATCTTTAATGAGATTGTAAGCGACGCTGTTGATTGTTTGAGCGTCTGTGCTTGATGTTGTTGCCTTATCCTTTCGTTGTGTCTTGAACCCTGCCGCCACATCAAGACCTTCAATGGCTGGTGTAGCGGCGCTTGTTTGAACTTGCATGTGTAAATCGTGGAATGCGATGAACTCACGGTCATGTTCAACATCATAAAGAAGAACGCGCGCATTTGTTTCAGTTGTTAGGTAAGGGTCGAGGTATGCTACAACAGGAGCAGAAGTGCTGTGTCCAAGTTCGGACCAATTGAGTTCGATGGTTTTGTTCACATGTTGAACAAAGTTACGAGCAGTCTCAATGCAAGTGTCGCCAATAAGGAAGTTTTCAAGAGGAAGAGTATCGCGCGCTTCAACTCCCAATGCACCTTTGCCGCCATTGAATCCGCTCCACACTTCGTACTCATTTAACACTCCGCGCGATTTACAAAACATTCCTTCAATCGCGTGAGGATTTGTATAATGCATGTTCATCCACACACTGTCACCGTAACGCAATCCACCCGCACAGTATGGATTGTTCCAAGTAGCGTTCGCGATTGCATCCTCTTGCTTGAGAGGTAAAGTCGTTCCATTGATTGCATAAACACCGATGACAGTGATAACATCATCAGCCGCAAGATTAGGCGCACCGCTGTCGAGGACAGGGTGTGCAACGGTTGTCAACTCATTGACAGCGCTGGTTGAGTTGTAAATGATTTGATATTTACGCCCTGTGGCTTCGTTGATTCCCGCGAATGCGTAATTCGTCGGCAAATGCCCCTTGGGTAAATCTCCCTCAAAATAGAAGGTTTGTCCTATTTTCAGTGCAATCAACTTCAACTTCGCGCCTTTTGATTTTATGCGACCAAGATGCGGGTTAGCGAGCGGACCGGCTTTGAACTCGACTGCGCTAACATACTGACGCAAACCATAGTCAAGATTGCCGCCTTGGGTCATTACGCTCCCGCGGTCGTAGTAAAATGGTCGTCGGTATTCTTGGGCGGAAGAAGCGTAGTTATCGTCACCAGTCATTGGGAAATTGTTTCCGTCAGCAACGGCTCCAACAGTGATTTGGGAACCGACTTCTAAACTTGAGAAGAAATCTTCACTTGCGTGACCTTCTGTGTGGCTGAGAGTGAGAGTACCTGTGCCACTCCCTTCGTAGTAGGCCCACTCACCGTTGCCCAAAACAACTCTGCGAGTTCGACCAACGCTTGCCCCGCGAACTAATCCAGCGGCATTGAAATTCGATTCGGGTATGTGAGTAAAGCCGCTCATGATTTGCAATGCGGTTGAACTTCCTCGCCTTTCGTATCTGCGAACAGTAGCGCGAATAGGCAACTTGTTGGTGATGCGATACTGATACTGACCGAAAGCCTCGTAATCATTGGCAGGGTATGACCCTGCTCGACGGCCAACAGGTGAAGGGTTCCATGTATGCGCAGTCATAGTCGCATCAAGATGCAATTTCATGCTGTTATCGGGACCGGGGAATATGCCTGCATCTCTGTCTTCAAAAAATTGTTGAGGGAATAATGGAATTTCAACAAGCGCGCGAGTGCTTGCGTATTGTGTTCCAAGTTGATAGTCATGTTGAACAGAGCCGATGGATTGAAAGAGACGGTCGTTGACTGTTGTTCCATCAGCGCAAATAGATGATGAGTTGAAGAGAGGGTCGAGAGATATGATGCTCCCAATCCCCACTCCGCTCTTAGTGACCCAATCACTAAAACTCGATGCACCTCTTCCGTTAGGCAGTGTGCCACCGTCAGTCAACTGAAAGGTAATTCCTGTTCGGCTTGTGTATTCAGCGCTTGCCCCGTTCTCTAAATAAATGCGACCAGCGGCAGGGAAGCCGTATGTCCCCCACGCTTGCATATTCGCTGATAAATTATTGAGAGGGTTTACATCAATTTGAAAACTTCCTGTGTGAATGCCATTGACTTGTGTGCTCATATCATGACGAGTGTTCCAACCAATACGAGATAGTGTGGCAGGGTCCCATGAGGGTTTTGTATTGACTGCGCCTTGACCTGCTCCACCAAGGGTTACTGAAACAACAGGCGCGCCGGGTTGTATTTCTTTGACAATGTGTGAGTTAGGACTACCATCGCCGCTGTAAGACACTGTTTGGTCCGACACATCATCCATCAAGCCTTTTGCTTGCATGATGAGACTGCGACCGCCGGATGTATCTTTTACTTGCATTGAAGATAAACGACAGACTGATTGTATGAACTCAACTATGATGCGAGTAGGGTCGTTTGAATCAAGAGCGCTTGGAGTAACTCTTGACAATTGCATAGTGCGCTCGCGCTTGCTTGGTTGAACAATGAGTATGTTGTTGCTACCAATTTTGTCATTGTCGATAATGTCAAACATTTCAAACGCGCCACCCTTCTGTGACGCGAATTGTTTAGCCTCTTGATAGCGAGCAGGGGCTTTACCAACAGGAGGGTCGCTTGCTCCGCGCTTCCTTGGTTGCAAATGCAACTTGTGGTACGCAGAAGGGTGTCGCGTTGCCCCGACCCCTTGAGGTGGTTTGGAGGGTTCGTCTCCTGTGTTGCGCGGAGAATAATTTGAAGGGATGAGTGATTCATCCAAGTCCTCTTCAAATTCTATTCCACCTGTGTTATCTCCAACTAAGTAATGAGGTAAGAGCGCTATGTTACCATCCCCCACATCTTTGGGGTTGAGGAAGATAACGCCGCCTGCGGAATGAATTGTTGCACCAGCGCTTACTGCATCCGCAATGTGAGCGGCTACGCGTTTACCATTCAGCAAACATCCTGCGTCGGGTACTGTTTTTGTAACAAGCAAAGAAGGGTTACTAAGCCCCATCTTTCCGCCTGTAAGGTCGATTGCATCATAGTGAATTTCAACATACCCTGCTGTCAATCCCGACACCTCAAGGATTGCTATTCGCGCTTCTGTTTCGGGCGTGAGGTGATTTTTGTATGAAACATCGTCGGTTGAAGAAACATCAATGCCTCCACCTTTGAGTAGGAAGGGGCGAACATCATCCACTGAGATAGCGATGACACCATCGCGATGAGCGTCAATTGCCGCCAAGCCATTCCTTACTATTCCATTTGTATTAGCACTGATAATAATTTGAGAAATGCGAGAATTGATAGCAGTGTGGCTAATTTCAATCTTGCTGTTGATTGGTAGTTGTTCTTTCAAACCAAGATAACTACCCGCGAAGGTAACTATCACATCGTCTGCTATACCATCAATGGTTCGCGTCACATCTTGAGTGTGTGTCGGAGGTAGCATTCTCAAGTAAGAGTGTCCTTCTCGCTGAGTGAACTTGTGTCGTCCCGTGTGTCCTGCTTTGAAACGCTCATCCAGCGACCATGAGGCTGGTGAGAAATTGTTTCCTGTGGCAATGTTGCGCGAAAACATAAAGCCGTGAAAACCATTACCGCTTTCGTCAATGACCATCGCGCCTGTTCGGTCAATGGCTTGACTACCTGTGCCTATGGTTTGGTATGGTTTGCCCGATATGCCGTCGATGAGCAGGTCGGAACGGACAAGCACCATGGTTGAGTCGTTTGCAAAGTTGTTAGAAGAATCAAATGCAGTTCGCGGATGAAGAACACCGCGAGAGCCAGTGTCGGGTGACAAGCCAAAATCGAGATGAATGCTGTCAATTGTTACAGTACCGTTGATATTGATTTGCTTAAGACGAACTCTCTCCGGCGGAGATGCGTTAGGAATGCCTGTGAGGGTGTCTGTACCTGTCGGGTTGATGATGAGGTTGAAAGGAGTGTGAGCGACGCTGATGACCTGCGCTCCGCTACTGTGAGCGGCGTTTGCTACTCGATAGTTACCAAGACTCTCAAGCGTGTAGTTTGCCAATAACGCATCGGACTTGCCGCTCACTGTTTCGTAAAGCGTTTGACAGGCTGTTGCTCCTATGGTGATGGTAGTGTCGCCTGCTGACACGGCTGATGTGATAGCGAACTCATCATCATCCACTTCAACAGGCTCTTCAAAGCGCCATAGACCGATAGTGTTCGTTGAACGAAGACATGGTTGTGCGCGCGTAGCAATTTCACTAACACCACGCTTCCAATGCACTGATTCAATGTAACCTCGGTATTCACCACCTTCACCGCCAATGAACAAATCTTGGTCGTTAAAGTTGCATGTGTGTTTCTTGTTGGTTCGCTCGGAAGCCATCAATTCACCATTGACATAGAGTTTGATTTGACGACCGTTGAATTCGCCCATGATGTGATAAAGTTCGCGCTGACCGATGTTGTACCCTACATTGTTTGAAACAAATGAACCTGCCGCGTTTGGGTAGTTGTTAGCCGTCTGTGCAATCAGCGAAACACCATTGCTGAATGTAACTGAGAATGATGCTTTGGCTGGCGCATCGACTGAACCCATGCGCAGTTCAAATAAACTCTCTTTGCTCGCGATGACACCGCCACAGTCGGGCGACACCCATGCTTCAACTGTGAACTGCTCGAATGATTGGTTTTTCACTTGACCTAACCGATGGCTATCACCCTCTTGCAGTACAGGTGCAGAAGAGCGCGCTTCATTGCCTTCGAGGATACGCTTATGCCCTGTTTGTGTAAAATCACCTTGAGGACAAACGACGCTATCGCTCACACCGTTGAAGAAGAGCGCGTGACTTGTTTGTCCAATAACAGCCATGTCAAGTCCCCACAATGAAATCAATTGGTTGGAAGGTAATGTCGCCTTCGTAAATGTTCTCACCAGCGTTATAATTCATCGACATGGAAACGACTGTGCCGGATATGCCAGTCCTGTCATCAGTAGGGTCAAAAAGAGTTGATACGCTGAGATTGTTTGCTTCCGAATCTTCTTCATCAGCCCTGCTCAATCCGTTGACGATTCTAAAATTACGCTCCACATAATCACCGTCGCTTGAAGATGAAGTGATGATTGAGTTGTAAGGCAGTTGCATACCGATGATGTAGTCATTACTCTGCCCCGCGACTAAACTGAAATCTTTGTCAACAACAAGCGCTCCTGCTTTCAGCAGACTACCGGAAGTTCCGGCAAGATTTGCATTGCCTACATACGCAATGAGGTCCTGTAATTTATCGCCCGCGCTCTTGCATGACATGTCTTTGCCACCTCCGAATGTTTCAAAGAAAGGGGTGTTCCCTGCGAAAGTTGTGCTAAACGAAGGTGTTTCATTGTTACTCGCGAACCCTTTTTCTTTTGCTGTGAATGTAATTTTACAGTTGGTTGCCAAGTTTTTACCCACACCTAAAGTAATAGTGAAAGCATCGGTGAAGTTCGTACCACCATCTGTCGTTAATTGGTCAGTCGTTGAGGGAGTGAGAGTGTTATCTTCAAGTGCAGTCTTGATAGCCCCCGCTAACGACGCACCTGTGGTGATACCTTGTATGCCGACAGTGATTGTTTGAGGATTGTTTGACCTTGTGTTAGAAGAAGAGCCGCTATCGAATACAACGCGAACAGGCTTACGGGTAGTGTTTTGCCCTGTGTAAGCCGTTTCAATTTCAAAATACAAACCGTCCAAATCAGCGTTAGTGACACCCCCCGTATCACCGCTCATCATAATCGGATGCGAACCACCGCTATTATCTTTCAGCGCGCTGAAATCAATGGAAGCCACTGCCGCAGTTTTTTGAAATGTGGAAGCGGCGCAGTTATCATCGGACAGAACGATAGTAAGTCGATAATCAGCGCTCACCATGTTCATGTCAGCCGCGTAGCGCGTACCTATCACTGGAACACTGAGAACTGGAACACTGCGCGTGATGTTCATACTGTAATTAGTCACATCAAGCACGATGACCTCACCGTCGTTACGAATCAAACGAACCTTCGTCATACAGCAGACCTCCTGTTTCCATAGGAACGACCGCCACGACCCATCTCAGCGCGAATAAGGTCGCCAATTTCGCGAGCCAATTGCTTCTTGTCGGTCCTATCAGTCACACCTCCGACATTGATGTTGATAGTTGTACCACTGCCGCCTCCCAAACCAATACCGTCGGGGTTGTTGCGCTTGCTGAGAGGCACGACTGCTTCGGGTCCATCCTCGCCAATCATCGCGAGCGTCGGACTGTTGACGATACCACCCTTCGCGAGTTGAGGGATTTGCGGTAGCGAGAAATTCTTACCCCCGATAAGTGGGACATTATCGGGTATCTTAAAATCAAAACCTTTCGCGAAATCATTGTAAATATCAACCACAGCGTTGAATGCATCTTTGAAACCGCTGACCAATCCGTCTTTGATGGTGGTTGGTATGCTCAAGAACCACTCCTTGAGCGCATCTCCACCGTCAAATAAAGCGGTCCAAAACCCTGTGACCACATTAACCAAAGCCGTCCAAAGACCATTGACAATGCCGAGAACAACTCCTACAATGAGGGCTAAAGCAGTCCCTATTCCTCCGGCAAGCAAAGCCAAGCCAGCAAGCGCGCCATAGAATATCAAGCCAGCCAATCCAAATAACCAATCCTTCGCTGTGGTAAGCAGTGCCATTATTTCATCCCAATAGCGAATTACAGACGCGACGACGAAAATGATAGCCGCGATGATAGCCGCAGGGACAGCCGCAACCCCGACGAGGAAAAGTCCCAAACCAATAAGAATGGCACTACCGATACCAAGCAGTATGGCTTTGAATCCATTAGCCGAACCTGTCAAGTAGGCAATCATACCACCAGCGCCAACCATGATGAGAGCGAAGCCCCCTAAGACAGCCATGAGTGTGCGACCCACCACGGCCTGTAAAAGAAGTGAAGCAGTGCTACCCCAACCAAAGAAGCCCACCATCAAAGCGAAGAACCCTGTGAAGACACCAGCCGCTACGAGTGTAGCCGCCGCTACACTGTCAGTCTCGTTCTTCACTAATTGATACACACCAACGGCGGCAAATACAGCCCCTATGGTCAAAGCCAAAGGAGCATTGAAGATAGCGAAAGCAACCGCTGTTGCAAGAACGGAAACCGCGAGAATATCAAACAAGGCCGTTAAACCATCATCACCTTCGCCTGCGATAACGAGCACCAACCCTTGCATCGCATCATGCAATGGACCCATGTTTTCAGTGAGGGTCAGTACAACACTGTTCGACCCGTCGAATGCAATTGATAATGCGGCTAACGCGAAGCCTACAATGAGGAATATGCTTACCAGTGAAAATATGCGCGTCACTAAACGAGTGAATCTGTTATTCGCGGTATTGAGAATCGCATTGTTTGCTTTCGCGACACCGCCAAAGAACAACATACCAACCGTCAACTTCTGTAAAGCAGTCAAATCTTTGTAGCGGTGTTCTCTTTCTTCTTGGCTCATCGCCGCGGAGTTTGCAACAAACTTGGTGACATTACCCACCGCTTTAGCCATCCCCGCAAGGCTACGAACCATTCCTGTGATTGGGTTTTTCGCGAACGCGGTTTTGATTTTGAGTTGTTGCTTTTCAAGCACACCCATTTTCTTCGACACATTGAGGTTGATGATACCAAGTTGCTCTAATTGTTGAACAAGTTTTTCAATCTCATCAGCAACACCATCAATCTCATTCGCCATTTTTTCACCATCCTTCGCTAAACGGCATCGGGCCGTGAGTTGAGCCTACGCGCGTCTTGTTCTTTGCACCATCGGTCGCCTTCTTCATCTCTTCGGCTTTCAAGCGTTCAGCGGCTACTCCCCACGCGAAAGATTTCTCGAAAGCGCTAATCGGCATATTCCACACATCAACCATACTCAACCCATAATGTTTCGCGACGAAGTACGCCGCTGAGTCAAAAGCCATGTCAGCGTCGGGGGTCGGTTTGCTCATGAAGTCGTAAACTTCACTCACTCGTTCGCCCCACCCGCTAAAGGGTTCGCCATCAAGTCTTGAGGTTGAGGTAGCAGTGAAGTTATTTGTTGCGCAACAAAGGGTTTGAGCGCAGTCATTTGAGGAATGGTCAATCGTGGTTCAGTCTTCTCGATGCCGTTAATCAACATGTATTTCCAATAATTCGCGAGGTCAATATCCACACTACCATTGGTGGTGATGGTGACGAAAGTTTTGATTGCTTCTTGAAGTTGCATGAAGGATAACTCCTTCACCCATACTCTCATAACAACATCTTCGTCGTCTTCGCTCACTCTTATTTCATGCTCCACCGCTTGGTTACTCACCAAGAGGCTCATCGGGTCTGCTATTTTCGGCATCGTTCTCACTTACTCCATCATCGCCTGCCGCGGCTTCTTCCGAAGGAACGGCTTCATCCACTTCAACTGCCTCATCCGAGGGGGCGTCCGCTTCAATTAGGCGAGCAATGAGTTCCGCCTTTGTACCAGTGACAGGAAGAGTGCGCGCTCGTAGGAGCGCTTTCAATTCTTCCACAGTCATAGATTCGTATGTTGGTTCCGCAACTTCAACAGGCTGTTCTTCTGTTTGTTGCTCTTCGGGGAATGGGTTGCCGTCAGTGAGCGCGGCATCGGGGTTGAATACTTCTTCAACAACTTGGGGTTCTTCAACAACACCGCGAAGGCGTAGTGGTCGTTCGTCGCCTGTGTGCATACTCTTCATCATCAGCACCCCATCTTTTCGCAGGTTGAGCCTTTTGATTTGCACTTAGGACAGGTCTTGCAACCACGGCAACCTTTGCAGTCATCGCCTTTGCACATACTTTCTTTCAGTAGCGTTCCCCAACTTTCTCTCATCGGATTCATCTTGTTCACCTCACATGTGCAGGAAAGCATCGCGCGAGATTACGCGCACATGCTTTGGCATAATTTTCAATTCACTCTTGATAACGCCCTTATCTTCGGGGATAGGAAGCGGAGCCGACTCAATGATGTAGTCGTCAATAACGATAGTAATTTCTTCGCGGTTAGCACCAGCACCAGCCTTGGTCAGCGTGAGTGTGATTGGCTCAGTGAACGAGTGAGTCCTGTTTGTTCGGAACTCATGCCAAATGAGAGGGTCGCTTGCGATGATGGTCATGCTGAGACTGTATTCCATCTTCTTCTCAATCATGAGGTTAGCGTTGCGCGAACCACCGAATGGGATTTGTTCAAGGGAATCACCAGCGGTGTTGCGGGTTTCCGCTTGACCGTTCCCTCGAATGGTGTAAATTGCTTCTGTGTTGTTGTTGCCTTCAAGAGAGAAGTTAGTGACTTGCGCGATGTTGGTTCCGAATGAACTGATTTGACCATTGTAAAAGAAGTATGGCTTCTCAGTGTTTGGAGCGATACCAGCCTTCTTGCGGTTGACTGTGGAGTTAGCAGTGTTCTCAAACATACGGTGCGCGGTGTATCTGTCACCTTTGCTGGTATCTTCAAGACGACCTGTATCGGTGTAGCAGTAAAGCGCGTCGAAGTTGATTGATAATTTTACTTCTGCATCAGCATCAGCCGCGAGCGAGAAGTCCTTGACTTTGCATCCTTTCCATACGCGCGTAAGTTGCTTGCTGTCGTTAGCGGAGCCGGGCGCGGCTTCGTTAGCAAGAGCGTCAGTTGCGTTGCCGTTGAACGAGCCAACATTGTGTGTTCGGATGCTGGATTCAATAGCGAATGAAGGAATCGTAGCGCCGGAGAATAGAAGTCGTGATTGGCGGTTGGTGATTGTTCCGAAAGATGCGGCAGTGGTGACAAAATCCGGTGAGCCTGTTGTTGTCGGGTCAGTGTAAGATACGCGCTTTAGTGAGTATCCCGTGTGACTGAAATGCAACGGCTCTTCAAGATGCAAGCGTAGTGTCGTTGTATCAATGTAAAGCACTTGACGAATTTCGTTCCTTTCGGCGTGTTGCAAATCGGTAGCCGTGGACCCATCACCCCATTTAGCCCCTGTTGGCTGAACAAGGTCGGATGGGAAATTGGTGGCTGTACCGTCCTTGATAATGATGTATTCACCAGCCGAGAGGTTTGAGAGTGTGCCTGTGTATTCAACATAAGTGTCACCAGCGGCTATGTCCTCGAATGATGTTGCAGTGGGGTCACCGGAGATAACTGCCGTAGGTTCGTCAATAATTTCGCGACCAAGTGCGTAATACAACCAGCGCGCGCTGTTCATCATTGTCTCAAGAGAGCCACCCGTGTTCTCGAATCGTTGTGGTTCTTGGATGACCACATCACGACCGACGCCTACTACATGAGCGCGTCGCACTTCCACTTTGGTTTCCGGTAGCGCAACGGTTGCGGCAAGACCAACGAATTGGTCCGTAAGGACAGACTCGTCGGACGAATCGGCATTTGCATTGTAGGTGCTTCCTACATCAATAGTCGGTGTGCCTACGGTATCAATGATGAGTTCGTCACCGGATAATGATGTAGTGCTTGTGGATTTCATAGGAGGCGAAACGGTGAGTGAATCGCCACTGTTTGCGACAATTGTGTAAACATGGCCTTTGGTAGCATTGTCGTCAGCGGTGAAAGCACCACTACCGATAACGCGAAGTTGCGAACCGACAAGCATACCCGCAGGGTATCGCAGAAGTGAACCGCTTGAGAAGAAACCTTCCGTCGCGCCTGTGAAGAGGATGCCAGTGCCAGCGGCATTCGTCGCGAAACGAAGACCACCGAAGCCATCAAACGCCAGTGCGAGTCCACATTCTTTACCGAATGTCACTTCGGATAGGTCGCCTTTATACACTGTTGATGCCATATTATCTGCTCCGCCTTGGTTTACGCGATGAGTTCGCTAAAGATAACGATTTCGACTTGGAAGGTCATCCTGTGTAGCCTCTTCGTCCGGTCCGAAAGGTCAGTCCGTAATTTATAGAGTAATCGGTCAAAATTAGCCCCATCGCCCTTTCTTTTGCTATGGATGATGCGCCGAACTTCATCTTCGATTTTCATGAGGTGCGGTCGTCCATTCATGGTGCGCGCATCGACTGTTACATTGATTCGCGTGTGAACGAAATCATAGAACACTTCGGGCTGTTCTTCCGCGTGCATGGTTTCGTAAAGAAGGATTGCGTCTTTGTTGGTAAGGTCGAGACGCTTCCCGCGTCCCGCTTCGACTGTGGTAATGTCTTCAACGATAGGTGTTCGCTGATTCGTGTTACCACGATTCCACCCTGTGGTGAGAATGTCTTTCATAAGTTCGATTGATTCAAGCGCCATTCAACCAACTCCCGATATGTGACTGAGCGCGTGCTTGCTTCTTCGCTTTGCTGATGATGGCTTGGTAGTCGGGGTCGTTTTCTTTCATAACTTCACCGTTCTCCTTGATGATTTCCCCTTTGCTGTTGACAGCCGCGCCATAGTCAAGAGCGCACGCATCAAGGAAGATGCGCCCCTTGTCAGTAAAGATGGTATTCTCGCGCGCTTGAGCGATGGTTTCACTCAAGGCTTTAGCGAGTCCCTTCTTGATGGCTTCTTGCATACTATCACTCATCTTCGGGTCGCGGTGTTCGTTGAATTGATTGTTTTGGCTCACTGTGGTAATCGGGGTTGTCCTTCATTTGTTCGCTTGTGTGTTTTTTAGCATCCCTTCTTACCTGTTGTAGCATTTGTTGTTGGTTTGCCTGTTCAAACGCTTCTGCTATGCGAGAAACGCCATGCTCGCGGTCGCCATCACCTTCAAATCCATGTCCGTAAGGGTCCATTTCTTGTGAAAAGTTGTGATAATTCATCACCGAGGGATGAACAGCATTTCCTTCGCTATCAAGCATTCTTGGGTTGCCTTTCAAAAATATCCATGCTTCTTTCATTGGGTTCATAGTATCACAACACCGTCATTATCTCTGTGTAGCGCGGTAGCGTCTCCGCAACCTGCGCTTTGAATAATTGATACTTGCTACCCAAGTCCACATTCTGTGTTCCTTCGGGCAGTAGCACGCTTCTGTCATCGGACAGAATCAAATCCATCGCAACCAACTTAGTACAAATATCTTCAATCGCCTTCTCGACATATCTCTCGCCGTACACATAGGATGCTTTGACGGCATTCCATGAGAAGTAAGGGTATGAGTTGTTGAAGTAAATGACGCCCAACTCGTAGTCAGCCCACCAATCGCGAAGACGAGCCTCGTCACCTGTGCTTGTTCCAACATAGTCAATCTTGAATTGCTTCTGTTTGAGGATAGCGCCAGCCGTTGCCGCCGCGGTAATGTCTCCAACAAGGTCGGTGACGCCGTTGAGCGTATTACCTGTGATGCTGGTGTAATACCCGTATGCCGCACCGATGTTGATAATGCCGAACGGTACGAGGGTTGTAATGTCGTTGAGAGTGATGGTTGTCGCTGTGGATGCGCTGACAGTTGTCTCAAGGTCAGTCGCGCCAGTGAAAGTGACGCCGGGTGATGTGCAAGCGTAAGTCGCGTTTTGTCCTGCTGAGCCGCGTCGCATAGAGGTGATTTTCAATTGAGCCGCTCCGTAGTCCGAGTTAGCGGAAGCCATGAACTCATGATGAACGCTGGCTGAAACAGTACCGTCACTTTCTGTTATGTCTTCAAAGAGGAAAGAGGGAGTGAATGGTGTAGCGGCTTTTCCTTTGCGCGCATTCATGTTGATGAGGTCAGCCAACTGTTGTGCAGTGCTTACATTATCGAATTGCGCGCGGAACTTGGAACTTCCGTCACCTGCTTGTAATGTCGCGACACCGCCGCCGCCGGGACATAGGAATACTTTGTCAGTATCAGCGGTGATTTGAGTGTAGTCGTGAATCTTGAGTCGAATTTCAGCCGCCGCTATTTCACGATAATCGTTGCCTTGCCATATTTCAAGACGAAGAATCTGTTGCGCGTTACGGAACATGAGAGGAACAGAACCCACATAATCAGTGTAGTAGCGACGACGATATGGTTTGTAGGTATCGAAATTGATGTACTCGGCAGTTTGCAACATGGGTCGCCATGCGTTGTTTGTAAGGTTGTCAATCTTATCTTGAGTTCGCAGAATGAGCGTCTCGACCTGTGCCTTGGTGATGCCCTTTCTCTTGCCGTTAGTGAAAGATTGGAGGTTTTGCACTTCTGCATTGTCAGCCGTAGTGTAATCGCCGGTCAAAGCGTCTGTAAAAGATAAGCGCACATTGCCGGAAGCGCGAGCAATGCTTGTGATAGTTCGCTCTTCACCCATCTCGGAATCACTGGCAATCTCAATTTTGTCACCTACTTCAAATCCAACCAATCGGTAGTCTGCGGGGGTTATGTCAACATGCGTCGAGCCGTCTTCTGCGGCCAAGTAAACAGGGTCGGGGAATGGTATTTGTAAAATGTCTGCAACTTTCTGTGCTGATGTGTAGTAAAGTCTGTCGGGGAATAGAGGTCGTCCTTCGCGCTCACCTGTTTCAAACACAGTAGGCATCAGTCATCCCTCTCTCGCAAAGCCTCAAGTCGTCGTATAATTTTCTTAGGTATGCCCTTTTTTGGGTAGTGTCCATGCTTTTCATAAAACGCTTGAATCGCTTCTCTCGCAGGACCAACCTGTCGCCCCTCTTTCAACATGGCGCGTATGCGCTGTGCTTCATCCACTTTTGCTTGTTTCATGTCTATTTGATGCTGATACGATTGAGTCTGTGGCGTTTGTTGTGGAGCGGTGTTTTGGGCTTGTTGAGACACTTGTTGCTGTTGCCGTTGCATTTCGCGCATCTGTTGCGCCGCTTCGGGGAAACCTGCGGCCTCCATCTCTTCGGGCGTCATCTTGAGTAAGAGCCAAGCCTTTTCAAAAGGGTTCATCAAATCACCTCTTCGGTCTTGCCAAGGTTGTAGTCCATTGGTTTCTTACAAGCGCCGCATCGTTCAAGGTAGCAGAAGTGTAGCATGCCACAGAAGCGGCAACGCGTACCTGCGCCAATGTTGACAATATCGCGAATGTTGCGTGTCTTCATGTTTTGGCGTTTCATAACACCCTTCAATTTGTCACGCGCATCGGTCTTCACCATGGACTCTTCGGCCTTACGCCAGCCTTGTTTTTCGAGGCGTTTCAGTTCATTCAAGTCCATGTCGCTCACCTTCAAGCGGTGACTACTACGACATAGAGGTTTCCTTGCATAAGGTACGAAGTCACACCTTCAATGGTTTTACCACTGGTGTAATCATCGAGTACCTTTTGCACTCCGCCTGTCACTGTTGCGCCTGTTTCGCACGACTGTTCGGGAGTGAACTCAAACACTTTCGTATCCGACAAGGTGAATCACCTCATCGCTTACCGACTGCGAACAATTTGCCACCCAATGCTGTGCCGGGGTCGCCGTGAGTCACGGTGGTTCCAGTAATTACAATCGTTTCTTGAGGCACGCCTGCGCCACCCCCGTTAGGGTTGACCATAGCCATGAGGATTTCACTCATGTAGTCGCTAAGGTCTGTGCTTGTGTCGCCGTCCTCGACAGTGCCTGTAATCACAATTAGATTGCCCATTGCTTGTGGTCGTGTATCTGCTGTAAATGCCATCATTCATCATCTCCTGTTGTTGTTTGTGCTTCTTCCGCCTCGTTATTAGTATCTTCGGCAGGAGCAAGCGATTCGCTTGCCTTCGCGAGTAGCGTCTTCTTTGTGCTTGTAGCGCGATAAGAAATTGCTTTCTCGTCAAGCCAAGCCATAATGTCGCCCTTTGACCAAGTGTTATCCGGTGAGCCACCCTTGAGAGCCGCCTCTTCGTAACCTTCGACTACAAAGTCCTTGCCGACGAAGATTTTATCCTTGTTGGACTCAATCCATTCTGCTGAGACTTCTCGCGCTTCCCCCCAAGTCCACCAACCAAGACGACCCATGTTCGCACCTGTGCGAAGTCGCCCTTTGTAGGTAATTGTAGGCAAAAGAAACACCTCACTGCAAGTCACGGATGGAACCGCTCGCGCCAAAGAAAGAGCACCACATTTCGCCCATCGTTCGGTAAAGTCCTTCTTGACCGAGACGGTTGATTGCGAATGGGTCGCCTGTTTCGATACCGCTTTCAAAGTATTGAGTCGGGATTGCTGTTTGGAACCACATGTAATCAGTGTCAAGGTAGTACATTCTTGAGAGAGTACCAGCGCCATCAGTAGGCATATCCTTGGTTGGAATCATTGGAACACCGTTGTAAGTAGCAACAATAAATCCTGCTTCCATACCCGGAACACCCTTCACACCGTTGTATGTAGGAGTAACGCGCTTGCTGTCCATAAATCGCTGTTGCGATTGGAGCAATTGTTGAACGCGCATCAAAGTGTCGTAGCCAGTAAGCATGACCTTTGGATTTCCACCACGGGTCCAAAGTTGTTGGAACAATCCGTCAAGTTGGTTGAGGGATAGATTGCGGTTGGTTGCGGCGGTTGAATTATCGCCTCCAACATCAACCTCAGCGGAATGCCAAGCCTCGCTACCGTCGCGAGTGATGGAGTAAATGTCGTGGTCGCTCATAGCGCTCACCGAAGTCTGCGTGACACTCTGCACAGCAGGGTCGGATGTAAGACGGTCGAGAGATTCGAGGTTGTTACCAGCAGGAGTGTCAACATCAACAAGAAGCATCTTGTTAATCATTTCAGCGTGATGCTTACCCATCTCTTCCTTGAGGACTTGACGAGCATCGCCAAGACCATCGTCCTTGTCGGACAAGAACATTGCAACTTCCGATAGGTCGAAGGTGTGAGCAATCGTCTTTGGCTTGGTCGAAATGTTCTCGAATGTTGGCTTCTTGGTGTCCGGTAGTGTTCCGTTCTCGGCGATACCACCAGTCACGCCACTTTCAGCGCGAGCGGTAAGAATACGCCATCCACTGCGCTCCCATGGCTTCTTAGGAAGAATCGAGAAGGCGTTGAACTCTTGGTTCAATTGTGACCAAACCTTTCGTCCGTAAATTGCTTGGTAAGTTCCTGCGGTGGTGGACAACAAAGGCGCGTCTGCCTTGAGAATGTCACCTGCTCCGTAGGTGTAGCCGGTTTGAGAAGCGCCACCGTAGTAGTATCGCTCCATGTCTTGAACTGTTCGTACATAATTTCTTGCCATCAGTAATCGCCTCCTGTCAACGCTTTGCTGGCAAGTCGGTGAACATCGTTCCACGACAAATCGGCCATCTCAGCGGTGTTAGGAATGGTAACGGTTGCGGTGCTTGCTGACTTTGCAATCATCGAGCCGCCGGTTGAGGAAACATTGTCGATGCGCTCATTGAGAGCAAGGACAGCCTTTTGCAATTCAACCAAAGGTGCGCGGGAATCAAATTGAGACTTCGCGATTGCGTCAGCCTCAGCCTTTTGTTCCTTAAGGAATCGGTCTGTAAAGTGACTGTTCAAGTCAGCCTTGAAGTTCTGCTCAGTAGCCGCGGCCTTGAAGACCTCGTAAGCAGATTCGATTTCGGATTGGGAAACATTGCCGGGAGCAAGGTACTGGCTCTTGATAACAGTCTTGTTGCCGGTTGGTGCGGAACCAAAGTTCTGCTGTGGTCGCTTGCCGGAGTCGTCTTCGCCAGCGCCCTCAAGAGAACCTTGTCCTCGCATGTCAAAAGACGATTCGCCCGGTCCGTATCCCTTGTTGAAGTGGTCGCGTGCGGCGCGTGCATCGTAGCCTGCGCTCTTCACGGTGGACTCAAGCCAAACCAAGTAGTCACTCGTAATCATATCATTTCCTTTGCTCATTTTTTCATCATCCTCTTTGTCTTTCTCGTCATCATCGGAGTATGCCATGCTTTCTTCCTCTTCGTCGTCTTCGTCGTCTTCGTCGTCGTCTCCGAACATAGGCGGCTTTGGCTTGTCTTTTTTAGGCTTCATCAAATCTTCGATGCCCTTGTTCTTTTCTTCCTTGTCTTCTTCCTTATCGTCTAATTTCTTAGAAAGACGCTCAAGGACGCTTTGCAGTTCTGTCATCGTATTGGTCATATTCTCACCTGTATCCTCCTTAAGAATACGAAATTGCGCTTCGGGGTTAATACCCTTCTCGCAAATCGTCACTTCGTGGAGTTCCATGCGCCGAATTTCGCGGTAGTCACCGCGGGTTTGGTCGCTCTTGTTGACGCGCTCAAATGCTTGACCACCGATAGAGAACGAGCGCAGGTTCCCTTTGCGGATTTCGGAAGCCACTTCGCGTGCCTTCTCAATGTCACCACGGAGTTTGATAACAACAAACATGCCCGTGTCATCCACTTCCGACTTCCATAGTCGTCCGTTGGAATCAGTGTAGGAAGGAATGACCGTTCCTACTTGAATGTTAGAGTGTGCGAGTTGCACATTGCGGAACCCTTCTGCTTTCATGAAGCCTCCGAAGGCATCTTTTAGGGCGGCGCGAGTGATTAAATCACCCTGCTTGTCAACCATTTCAACAGATGCATAGCCTGCAACAACCAAGTCGTCCCCCATACCCTTCAAGATGATGGGTTCGGAAACCGAGGATGGAGCCGCAAGGATAGCCATTGACTTCGCGATTTTCATTCATGGTATATGAATGGAACCCTACCTTAGAGCGATGACACCATCATCTTCAAGAACTGCTTCTTCACCCTCACTGCTTAGCAGTCTCTTGGTTTTCTTTGAAGTAGCAGGCTTCTCGTCACTTTCTTCGCGAGCCGCAGGGTCGAAGTCGGGGAGCGTATTGTCATTGATGTTTTGAGTAGGCCCGCGCGGGTGTTCATCGGGTGTTGCATAACCAATACCCAATCCTTGCACACCTGTGCTGGTGATTTTTTCTTTGGACAAATGTTCTAATCCGCGCTCCATCAATTCAAGTCCACGCTTGATAATCTCTTCTTCCTCGTCAAGAACCTTTTTTGGTTTCTTCACATGTCCAGCAGGTTTTTCGGGATTCACTTCATCGTATTCGGGTTCACCCTCTTCTTCCTTGAGTAAAAGAGCGGCTTGATACTCCCAATACACCTGTTGGTCTTCGGCTAAACGAACGAGATATTCGTTACCCCATGTAGTGGTTTGAGGTTCAACAAACCAAAGACCTTCTTCTTCGCGCGTTTTACAAATAACATCATCGTCAAAAGCAGGGAAGTTGATTATGATTTTACCTTTCTTGAGCGCTACGCGCTGAGCGACATGTTGCTCACCTGTGAGAATTGTAAGGGTTTCAACGCTGTCGGATGCGAGAGGTTCGTTGTCCGTAATCTTCGCGGCGCGTATGCGATAAACAGGGTGTTCTCCTTTCGACGCACTCACTCCTGTGCAACGAACTGTTGCAAAATCCCCCGCCTTCAAACCACGCGGTCCTTTCGCGTTACCTACCATCATGTAATGCTCACCTTCGTACTCCTGCGCGCGCTTACCATAATGTTCGGGATGCATGAGGGGTCCTACTCCAACAGTGTAATTCTTGCCGGTGCGTGAAAGTATGATAACATCAACCATCTTTTCTTTGCTAAGCAACACCCATTTAGGATGACGAGGTTCACCCTTCATGTAAGTCGCGTTCGCATCGCGGAGAAGAATGTCAATGTTCTGCTCACCTCGCAGTCCTTCAATAGCGGTCTGCAATCCTTCCTCATCGCTACGCTTGGTGTTGATAGGTTCGGGCATCTTGATGTGTTCACTGGATTCGTATTGAGCGCGAAGATGACGGATGCGGTCCTTAGCAGGCATGTTGTGAGTATCTTCATCCGCCGTCTTTAGCAAATCAATGACTGTCATGATGCCGTCATGAAGAATCGCGTGGACTACAAAGTCCTTCTCATACACTTTGTCTTTTTCTTGCACAATTGCTTCATCCAGTTCAACTTCACCGTTAGCACCGTATGCAGTCATCTTCTTTCCTTTTTTTGTCACGATGACATGTTCTCCTTGAGGATAAAGCGTGATGACCCAATCGCCTGTAAATCCGCGCAAATGTTGCATGTCTTCTAAACTGAAAATACGATGCATGAATTTGACCGGAGGTGGACGACCTTCGTCTTTGAAAATGAGTGAGTCGTCTATGAGAACATCGGAAGAAGCCAGTTTGGGGTCCGTGAGGTCATTCGCGCTTGCCGCTTGATTTTGAAAAGTGGTCTGTTGCCCCATGGAATTGTCCATACCGTATGTGTGAGGTTGAAGGAGTGGATTAACATCAAGCAACGCGTCTCGCGATACTGGCAGTTGCACGCGCTGATTGTTCGGTGAGCAATTGGGTGAAACCTCATTTGATTGAAAAATGAAGTTACCTTGACGAAGCGAGTCTTTGTTGATGGTGTGTGGTACATGCACGGAACGACCGTGGCTCTTCATGTATTCTCTGCTCGTCAGTACAGGCACAAGTTTAGCGTTATCGAAAGAATCCCCGCCAAAATTCAATTGAGTTTTTGGTTTGAGAACGCTCATACCACCCCTCTCCACAGTATCATCACCAAGAGCGTGAGCCAACAATCGCATCTTATTGTAGCGCGTGGTTAAGTCCTTTTTACTACCTTGCGGGAAAACTTTCTTCTCCATAGGACCCGTGGTCATTCGGACACCGTGTCCCAAAATGTCTCTGTTGCTACCACCCGCGGTATGCTCAAACATGTGATTCATCACCTCAGTGATGGCGTTGAACTCATCATTCATCGACATTGTGTCTCCGTTGTATGACACTGAGTTCCCGCCATGTAAGAAATTTTCATCATCATCTTCTTCTCTAAATGCATTGTGTAAACCACCTTGGGCGTGAAGAATCATCTTGCGACCCGTACCGGATAGCAACAACCTATGCGCGTCTTTAGGATTCTTGATTAAATCAAGGTGGCTATCAACATACCTACGCCCCTTTCGCCCCTTATTCGTCACTGCCGAAGGTGCTTCCTTCGCGACTGGTTTTTCAAGACGGTTGTGAGTGTAATAGCGCGCCATGAAAGCATCCTCGAAAGAGATGTTTTGCTTCTTCGCGGCTTCGCTGATTTCTTTAATAACATCGTTAAAGACGCTCAGTGATGCTTTGTCTGTCCCGTGCTTAGCGTAAACATGAGATGCTACTTCATGCCCTTTGACATGTTCGGGGAAGAAGTCCGAGAGATTGCGATACTCCCCTCGCTTACCATAAGTTGGTCTTTCAACCTTCAATTGGTTGATACGCTTCAATGTCTCTTTGTCAATGTATTGACTCATGCTACCGAAACTACCGGCTCCATGCGCCGTGATACCGTGAGTCGGAGGCTTATCTTCTTGTTCGTTTGAATAGCACAACTTTTCACGCTGTGTTGGTGTAAGATTTATCGCGATGTATTCAGCGATATGCATTCCATAAGCAGTTGCATTCCACGCGTCGTTGTTGTCCTTGTCACTCATACCTTCTTTACCGAAGATGCCGGGGAAGTGATGCTCATAGGCTGGCTTGACAATGCTGTTAAAAATTTCTTTGGTCACATCATGCGTCTGTCGCGCTATCTGTGAATGGTCTTGGATTGGCTTCGTCGCGTCTCCTTCGCTGATGTGAGGTTGTAAATCATTGATTTTACCGTAAAGCAAGTCGCGTTTTGCATCATCATTCTCGTATGCAATTTGATGAACGAGTTCACTTTTGTGCGCTAAAGCGAGAGTGGATGTGTCGGGGGCTATCACATATTCTTGACCGTGTTGGTCAAATCCAAAAGGCGTGACATTTCCTTCTTCGTTTAGATAATCTTTCAATCGCTTGTCCAATTTTGACGCTTTAGAGGTCTTCGGCTTGATTCCCTCGTTAGCCATGATTTCTCGCTTGACTTGTTTGGTAGTAAGAGCACCATGAACGAGAGATTCGGGTGCGTAAAATTCACCTCTCTTTATCGCGTCAATGTATTTTTGATATTCTTCAACTGTGTAAAACGAAGAAGTTTGAGTCCCTTGGGTATCGACTGCGCCAGCCAACTCACGATGAATTTGGTGAGCGCTTCGTCCTTGATTTGTCGGGTCGCTTCGTCGCGAAGAACGATAAACACCGCTCTTCCATTGGGACAATGATTCATCGTCTCGCAAATCAATTGGTTCGTGGAAGCCAAAAAGACCTATGGGGATTTTGAGTGTGTGTTCGGGCTTGGTCTTATCATAATCAAGACGCTTAATTTTATCGCCTCTCAAGTGTTCACTGTCAAATAATTTTTCATGCCCCTTATTGTGTGCATTAGCGCGCAACAGTTGAATTTCGGACAATGGGTGATTTGATACTAAATCATGCGATTGATGCAAGCCATCCATCCCTAAAATGTGTGTTATGTCGAGGGGGTCGGCCATGTAATGCGATTCCGCTCCGATGAACGGTGCGAGCGTGTCACTTGATGGTACGCGCGGACGAGGCATGTCTTTAGTGAAGGCTTCCATATCCCTGTCGGGGACCAGCGCGCGACTTGCCGCGGCTGGATTCTTAACATCTTGCATGTCAACAAACACTTCTTTGTTGTTCTTGAACTCGGATTCCATCTCAAGAACCTCACCTTCAGTGTACCCGTTCTTCTTTGCAATTGATTTTAACCGAGCGAGATTCTGTTCATCAAGGGCTTCATCGCCAACCATTTTGAATGAGTCGCGCAACTTTTCCTTTTTGCGACCCTTCTTTGGTCCTTCTTGAGTCCCTTCTTTCCTATCGGGGAAGTCTTGGCGGAAGGAGGGGACGATGAGACGCTCCTGTTCACCCTCTTGACCTCTCAAAGTATCAAACCAAACACCCGGCATTGCCTTATCGCGCAAGTATCCAAAATCATCAAATTCTTCGTTTTGATTTCCGTGAGCGCCCATGGATTCTGTCATTATCCCTAACACAGTCTCTTCATCCTTCGCGTCCTTCGGGTCACTCCAATCTTCGGGATAATTGCGAGTGTAATGAAGGTCATTCATAGACTCCATCATCAAATCCATCTTACCTTGAATCGCCACGGCTTCACCTGCTTTTTGAGCAAAGTCGTTGAGAAGTTCTTCACCAGCACTGCCGTTGAAAAATCCATCATCGAGCAGTGTTTTGAAATCGGGTATTTCGTCAGTCATTTCAATATATTCTGTACCAAAAAGTTCGTCAACGATACGATGAGGGTAAGCACCTTGGCCCGTTATATCCAAACCTTGCTCCGCCGCGTACTCATTAACCAGTTCGGAGAAATCTAAACTTTGTAGCAAACTATCTTGGAAGCCTTCAATGTCTTTCAAGCGCCGACCTTTCTTGATATTGTCAGCCATTTGGCTTGCGTACTCTTTTGGGGATTGCTCAAGTTTTCGTCTTAGGTCACTGTCCATCCTGTAACGATTAGGAGCCATGTGAGAACTACCCGTTTTCAATGCTCCACCAGCATAAGAATGGCGCAATGCAGTGTTGAAGACGCGACCGTGAAGCGCCATGTAAGAGCCGACCTCAGTGTTGCCGTTTGTTATGCGATTCAGTTCTTTTTGGCTTTTAGCCCCTGTCAACTTCCAATGAGTAATGTCGCGTATCATATCATTCGGTAGCATGTAAACGCCATCGCGGTATGCGTCAATTCCAATGCGTTCGCGTGAAGGGTACACCCAACGCCCATCTTCGGTTTTGATAGCCTTGTTTTCTGCTACAACTTTACTCAAAATTTTACCAGCATCGTTCTTAGGTTTCCCGCTCTCATCGAACCCCTGTCTCATGATATAATCGCGAGGTAACCCTTCATTCTCCCACTGTTTGGCCCAAACGAAAAACTCTTTCAAATGATTTTTCTGTTGAGGAAATTTGTTTTCATAATCCTTTTTGAAATCTTGAAAACCTATGTCAAACATCTTCTCAATGTTGAAATTGTTGCCGCTCCAAGCGCCAAGCAGGTTGTCTTTCTTCAAAGTAGGATGCAACTTCTTCGCGGCCTTTATCATCGCCTTGTTGAAATCGCTTGCTCTTCCGCGCGAAAACATCTTCCTCATCAATTGATGAAGGATTGGTATGCTTTCATAAGACACATCGTTGCCATAATTTGGAAACAAACCCATAGCGTGAATTGGATGGTGTGGTGTGTCAATAATTTCATGGTGTTCGTTATTCGGACGCGTTTCGTGCCTCCACGCTGTTGCATCGCGGACCATCTCATCTATGGCGTTCAAATTGCCTTCTTCAATCGCCTTCTCCAATTGCTCCTTTGTGAACAAACGAACGGCTGTATGTTGAGGATGAGGGGCAGGTTCATGACTTGTGGAGCGCGCTCGAATGGTTTTTGACTCTTCAAAGGCTGTTGGTTTAATCATCGTTGCGAGATACTCGTTTGCTTCTTTACGAAGTGGAGCATAGGTGATGCCGTGGTTGAATAGGTTCTGTGCGCTAAAGAGAACATCCGCCGCTTCGTTGCGAGCGTCAGCGCCTTTGACTAAAGCATCATAAAAGTCGTTGATGACTCTCGCGTGATATTGTGAAGCGTTTTCCCGCACACGCTCACCTCAAAGATAATCGGTGAGGTTGTATGCTCCTGTTGGGTGTCCTTCGCCGCCAGCCTTGTTTTCATGTGCTTCCAAAGCATTCTCATGAGGGTTCGCGTTTTTGAACTTGACCTCTTCTTTCTTAGGAGCGGTCTTCTTTTTGTCTTCAACCTTAATCATTCTTTGATTGGTATCGTAATAGCCAGTCTTGACTGGTTCAACGCCAGTTACTTCGCTGAATAAATCAGCGTGTTCCGAACCAAAATCCTTGGTTTCTTTGTCAACTTTAGCAATCAATTCATTTGCTTTTTGAATTGCTTCATCAACATCGGGCGCAAACTTACCTGCTTCAACTTTCATTGGCTTCATTGGTCAATCCTCCTTCCTTCTGCTTCTGCGGCTGTATTAGCCATCGCGTGAATTTGACTCCAATCCATATCATGCCATTCTTCATTTGATGCTGGCATGTTCATGCCTGCATCGTCAATAGCATTAGCGGCTTTGGAAATAACATCTTCGCGGTCACCACGGAGTGGGTCGCCCCACACATCTTCGTTAGCAGGAGTATTTGCTCGGACAAACCCTGCGCGCTTGAGTAGTCTCATTGGAGAATCCATACTCTTGCGCATGGATACAATCTCAGCATCCATAGATTCCATTTTGCTGATGAGCGCTTTCATCAACACCATAGCATCGGTGTCGTCGCTCATCTTCACACCTGTCCTTGCTTCTTGAAGATTCCACCAACGCGGTCGGGACCAATGTATCCCATCGGTCGGCTACCCTTAGCGATAACACCCTGTGTGCTATTGAATTGCATCACAGGCGCTCCGCCAGCGTATCGGTCATTTACACCAAGAATGCGGTCACCGCCATTCTCGGACTTGTAAATTTGAGTCACATCGTCAGCGAGGAAGTCGCTGGTTGTTTGAATACTGCGTAAGAATTGTTCGGCTGAAACAAGGTCGTTATTGGCAAGCGCGACTTTGAACTCCGACAGTGCGGATTCGAGTTTTCGTACCATTGGGTCCATCTTTGTAAGGAGGCTCATGGCTCCGACGAAGACGCATCACCACTTTAACCTATTGGAAACCGCTTTCTTTTTCTTTCGCGGTAGGGTCAGTCGCCGATTGAATACTGTCAAGCGCTTGTTCGATTGGAGTCTTCTTCCCGCCTCTTTGATTTTTCTTGGAGGAAGGAGCACCCGATTGGTGTGTTTCGGAACTGATAGGAGCGGGGCCATTATCGCGTTGTCCTGTCCCTTCACCAAGTCCGATAGCCTTCTCCATCATCATGATTTGCCCCGGTCCTCCGGGCGGAGGCCCTCCACCGCCCGGCGGAAGCCCACCTCCGGGCGGCATCATTGGACCCCCACCCTGTGGAGGTATGCCGCCCCCCGGCGGCATAGGTGGAGGCATTCCACCACCCGGCGGCATTCCGCCCGGCGGCATTCCGCCCGCGCCAGCCTGTTGTTGTTGTGCGGCTTCTTGCGGGTCGGGTTTCTTGTAAGTGAATCGTATGTCGCGTCCAGCATCTTCTGTGAGTTCGGGTTGGAAACCAAGCCCTTGCATACGCTGTGCGATGTTGACTTCTTGCTCATCGCGACGGAGGCGTGTGATTTCATCTTCTTCTTCGTTCGGATAAAGTGTCAAACACCAGTCACTAACACCCATTTGCTCAAGCAAACGAGGGAAGAGTTCGCGGGAGTACAATTTTTGTCCCGATTCAACAGCGCGATTGGTGACGAGTATTTGCATACCCTCGTTGTTTAATCCGCCGGATTTACCAGTATCCATCATGAATACATTGGATACACCGTAAAATGCGGCAATGCGCATTCGTATTTCATCGCGGATTTGAGAATACTGCATCTCATCAAGACTGTCCATGAAGCGAACGAACTCAACCTTACCACGACCCGAAGCGGACTCGACGCCAACCTTTGGAATGTAGTGAGGGTCACGCTCCATTTTCTCTTCTGCTCCTTTCCAAAAAGCCGCAGTTGATTGAATGTTATCTGTTGTAATCGCAAGAATACCTCGCGGAATACGCCTCTTTTGATATGCGAGGTAAATGTAATTGTCCATCGCAGTGAGGCTCATTGCTTGACGCCACATACTCGCGACCGGAGAACGACCGTACAATTTAGACGGATTGAATTTAGATGTATGCAACACCTCTCCTTCAAGGTAATACTGTGTTTTACCACTACCTGCGGTGTTGATGTAGTGAATGTCTTGTAGTGGTAAAGAGCATATTTCACATTTTTTGTGGTCGCCGTTGTGAGAGTAGGTCTTGTCGCGATGCACAGGGCATAGTAAGTATCGACCCCCGCGCTTACCTGCTTTATCGGCAACAATACGCATGAATGTAGGGTCACCGCGAATCAACTCCTTGATTCGGAAAAATTCAATTTTACCACTGTCAGCGTCAATGAAGTATTCCTTGATGAGAATTAGGAACGCGTCATCAACAATATCCAAATCCCACTCAACCTCTTTCATGACTTCAATGAAAGACTGGTCCATACTGTTGCGTTGTTTCATCAACCATCGCGGGTAAAGAATTTGGTCAGCATCGGGGCTGTCAAATTCTTCATTCCCACAAATGCGACATTCTGTCACCGTGTCATGTTGATATTCCTCTTCGCAGTTCTTACATTTCTTATGGTATTTCTTCTCCCAATAATAACCGCGGCGGAAAATCTCTTGGCACAGTGTGTTGATGGTTGTTCGGAGAATGATGGATTCTTGCACAGTCGCGTAAAGCGCAGGTATTGAGACACCTTGGACAAGAACAGGCTCTTGAATACCCGTCTTCCACAAAGGCATCTGCGGTTCGGGGGTCGAGCGTCGGTTGAAGGGTTTGGTTATTGAAGACAGGAAACGCCCTACTACACCTTGTTTGTCTGCCATTAAATCATCTCCACAAGTCGGTCAGCGTCGTCAAGGAGACGAAGGGTTTCACCGTCCCGACTAAACATCGCACGAACTCCCACCTCATCAATGTTCCACTCTTTCAAGAGTTCCTCGCGCTTATCGGGAACATCCTTCCAATTCAACCACTTTACAATGCGATACAACTCATCGCGGCGAGATTTCATAATGTCGGTTTTACGACCGCGCAAATCAAGCAACTCAATCACTGCACCAGCCTGTCCCTTCTTCATCCGCAAGTGTTGGGTGATGCCTTTCATCAATTTACGCAAATCTTTCTCACTGTAAAATTGCAGTCGATGTTGAGTCCGTCGGCTGTTCTTATGAATTTTCAAATCGGTTTGCAGTACGCCACAACCAAGCGCTTTGTGTAAATTCTCACAATGCATCTTACCTCGCTCACCCGTAGCGATAAAGCCAGCGCGGGGTTCCATCCTCTTCGTAATAGTGATGTAGCCGTCAGCATCAAGAAAACCAGCGGCATAAGCCCACACATCTTTGAAAATAACTGTCTCATCGCGCACGATTCCCCAAGATGCACCAATCTTCTCAATATCATACTCAACGCCGTGCATTTTGAGAATCATGCTCAACCGATTAGGAGAAAGATTTCTCGCTTTCTCAATGCTTGCGCATAATTCGTTTGAAGAAAGCGGCCCGCGCTCTTCAAGAATCAAGTGTGCTTTGGTTAATACGATTGCATCAGTTTTTTTGATGTTGTCAACAGAATGTAAAGAACTTCTCCATTCCTTCTTTGCATCTTTTTTGAGTTGCTGAGCCTGTTTCCATATTGCTCTTTGCTCATCATTGAAATTTCCATCAATGAGCAACAATTTAGTTATGGCATCGTTTGCCTTCTCCCACTGTACGCACGCGCGCCGAAGAGAATACTCTCGCGAACTACCGTGTTTTCTCAACGCTTGCAAATCTCGTTCATTTATGCCTAAGTTGCGAACAGTATTCTCATGCTTACCAATCCAATCAATTGATTGTAGCGTAGCCTCGACCTCTTGTTTCTTTGCAATTCGGATAGCGTCGATAGCGTGGTCGATAGCGTCACGCATATCTTTATTTTGACGGCGAGCCATTCTCAAGTCTTTGACTAAATCACCAGCCCCACGACCAAACATAGATTGGAACCATCCACCGTCGGGAAGTGACTGCTTTAGTTGTTGGTTAATCATCCCTCGCATCTTTTTCTCTTCCTCAGCCTCTTCGATTTGATTCGGACGCGCAGGTGTAGGGTTAGCGTTCGCTTCCCCTTCCCCTTGAGAAGTGGGTGCGGGAGCGTCTCCGAAGGAGGGACCGCGTATGTTTGTTTTAAGAAGCGGGTGATTGCTCAACATGTCTTGGATGGCGGTCAAATCAATTGCACTCATGACGCATCACCTCACCGCTCCCGTCCATGGCTAAGGGATTACCGTTTTTAAGCCAACAGTCTTTACAAAATCCAAAAGGATAAATTACGGGGCTGTGATAACACTCCCCGCAATAAGTTGACATTAACAGTTCCACCTTTTCAGCGACGCGCCTTTAGGAGTGAGTTTACCACCCTTGCTTGTTGCACCTTTCATTCCACTCATCCGCGCACAAAAAGACTTACGCCTCTTAGCCTTCTTTGAGCCGGGTTTGAGTTTGCTTGGTTTGGTTGTTACAGGAGGTTTGAGATTCGCACCGCTCTTACGCTTGGCGGCGGCACGACCTTTGGCGTTCAATCCACCCTTCTTGCTATGCTTGTTTGGATTGTAGCCGTGGAAAGGTTTGCTCTTTTTCTTGGCTTTGAGAAGAGCGGATGAAATGTCCATTGGTGAACAGCAATTGCAGAATGAAACTTCTTTTGCAATTACCCTACTATCCATTGTTGCTAATTCTTCTGCTGTTATTGGTTCGTGCATTATGTATTCGTAGTTCATCTTAACCACCGTGGGCTTACCACCCACTCCTTGTTTTTTGCTACGCTTGCGTTTTGTCGCCGCGCGCTTTTGACCCGACGACATAGAGCCGCTGGTCTTAGGAGTTTTACTTGTTACTTTGACAGAAGGGCGACACTTAGGGTAGCCCTTAGAAGATTTACTGGCTTTGCTTCGACCACACGGAGGATGCTTACCATCCTTACCTGTGCGCGAAACATCCACCCACTTCTCCTTGAACCAACGGTTCAAGTTCTTTTCAATTGTCATACCACTCGCACCATTTTTTTCATGGTAGTCTTTTGCTTATCCATCAAAGCATAGCAAGGACATTTAGGAGACTTTGCAGAACAATCGTTACCTTCAATCATACAGACGCAGGGGGTCTTTTTCGTGCCACCGCAACAGCATTTATCTTTTTTGAGTTTCATTTCTTTTTGCCTCCTTTCTTCTTCTTGCCTTTGAATTTACCTTGGCAGTATTGAACGGCCCACCCATTTGCATACGCGCTTGGATAAACTTTGAACTTACGCTTCGCCGCGGCTTTACCAGCGGGACACAACTTTTTCTCAAGGTATCCAAACGCGGCATTCCCTGCAAAACAAAATTGGCAATCACAAGTCATTCAAAAACCCCATTCATCAAAAGGAAAAATCAATCCAACAGCCCCATCATTATATCATCCAAGTCCACGATTCGTTCGCGGAACTCTGTGGTAGCCCAATGAGCCAAAGCAAGAGCGATGGCGAAGTCATCGTGTCGTCCGATGCTGTCGAGTCGTCCTTTCTTACTCATACCGAACATCAGCAATTCTTTCTCAAGTTCAGCCATCAGCGAGCGAGAACGGTCGTCACCCCACGGCAGTCGCATCTGTTCGTTCTCGAATCGCAATACCAAACCCATGAGAAGCGACTCACGGCGTTGGCGCGTGGAAATGAATGTTTTGATAGGAAGGTCTGTGTCTGCGCGCAACTCAGTTGCGAAGACCCGCTGGAAGTTGTTCGCCTCTAATTCAATCACATCGGGATTGAACTTCGCGTTAATTCTTTGAATTTCCATAATCTGTGTTCGGAAATCCATGTTCTTACGGCGCACTGCATGAACCAATTCAAGCAGTTCGGGGTTGGTTGATGGGCGACGAAGAACTACCATTACAGTAAAGTCAGCGGCCCTATCGGAAGAGATAGCAGGGTCCCAACCGACAAAGTATTGGTCGTCGGGGTCACCGACTTCGCGGTCAATAATTTTGAGTGTAGTGTCTTTGGCGAGTTGAAGAACGGTCGAAGGGAACAGACTGCTCACATCGTCCATAGGTTCGCAAAGATATTCTCGCGCAAACGCAATCGCAGGCATGTCAGCCCTGCGCGCATCCAATGCTTCTAAGTCCCATCGTTCGGGCCAAAGGGCTATTCCTTTTGCGTTGATTGCCGGATATGTTTCAACAAGATACCCGTCGCGACTCTCAAGTTCAGTGTAAAGGTCAGTCGGAGTAAACGGTGTGCCGACAATCATCAGTTTGGATGTGTGGTGAAGTGTAGGTACAAGAACTTCGTAAAACCAAGAAGCCACTCTCATTAGTTCAGTATCTGTTGTACCCCACAGAATGTCGTCACAGAGGATGAGGTCGGGGTGGATACCACGGATAGCGCCTCCGACAGACTTCGCGCTGATGTTTGAGCCATTGCTAAAACCGAAGAAAGTCTTTGACCAACTGTCAGCCTTCTTCATCTTAGCGAGAAAGGGTATGCCATCAATAAGGTCATTGAGTGTGCGCATGTGGTGGATGGACTGATGAAGACTGTGTGAAATCAAGACAGCCTTCGTCTTAGGGTTGAATGCTGTTTTCCAAAGCATGTAGCCGAGGAACAGTGTTGATTTGCCGTGGTCACGCGCCGCTTTGACGCAATAGCGCTTGTGTGATTCAAGATTGTTGAACCATTGATTGTGATGCGTTGAAAGTTGAAACCCAAGAATCTCTTCAAAGAAAAACTTGAAGTCACGCTTCGCGACTTCAAAGTCGATTTCTTCTATTGCTTCAAGGGATAACGATTCCACACACCATCACCTAATCGCTAATTGCTTCATCAAAAGATTCCATCCGCGCGTATCAATGCTGTCTGCTGATAGTGTCAATGGTGCTGAAATAGCCGGCGCTGGCACATCTTCTTCTTCAAACTCGTCGTTGCCTTGCGTCGCTTCTTCAACCATCTCTTTCGCTTTAGGATTACCCTGTTTTGCAGACTGTGCTACTTGTTCAGCCTGTGCAGGTGTCAAACCATGGTATTCGGCAACTGCCGCCGCTATTTGCTGAGAAAAACCTCGGTTCCCAAAATTCTTAGCATTCGCTTCATAAGATTCGGGCTTGTTCCGCGCACCTTCAAGAAGTCTATTGTAACCCGTCCTTCGCGAACTGCCCGGTCGGAAAATCTTCTCGGATTGCGTTCTTGCAAATTCTTCAGCAGGGTCAGCGACGGGTTGAGGCGCGCCTGCTTCGGGTGCAGGCATTTCAGTGGATGGGGTTGGCACATCTTCTTCTTCATACACAGGGGCTGGCACATCTTCTTCTTCATACGGCTTCGGGCTTTGGTCACTGAGCGCTGATTCAACAGGCCCTTCTTCCATAGCATCCTTCGCCGCTTCTCCCGCCGCCGCCGACGCAGGGTCAATCGTTCGCGAACTTTCCCTTCGCTTATTGCCCAACTCTCGGATTTTGTTACGAAGACCACCTAAACCAGCGTTAGGTCCGGCCTCATCAATGTCTGCTTGCAACTTCTTTTTTGCTTCTTCATTCGCATCAAAGTCAGTTTGATATTGATTCATTTGCTCATCGCGAAGAGATTGGTGTCCGGCTTGCGATGCGCGTTGCTTTTGTCGTTGAAGTTCTCCTGCCCGTCCGGTTTGTAATTGGTCTAATTGGTTTTGGTCGCCGCGTCGCTTGATGGTTCTTGCCATAACGCCGTCACCAACGCGCTTGCCTGTCGCATCTTTTTCACCTAAGAGAGCATCCATACCATGGCGAGCAGTATCACCTACGCCTTGCATGAAGTTACCCATTCGTTGCCTAATGCCGGGGAATTTTCGGGCCATGAAATCGCGTGCTTTACCAGCACCAGCGGCCATTCCGCGACCTGCCCCTCTCATGGCTTGACCAGTTTTTTCTTTTGCACTACCATACGCTCTGCCCATAGCGGGTGCGGCGGTGTTCTGTGCGAAGTCCTTTGCTCCAGCATACGCTCGACCCATTGCTGGTCCAGCGGTGTTCTGTGCGAAGTCCTTTGTCGCATTTGCACCAGCGGCAATACCCCTACCTGCCATTTGTGCGCCGCCCATGATGGCGCGGCCTGTGTTCGCCGCGGCATGTCCAGCGGCGGCTCCGTAAAGACCAGCCTGCATAGCATTCCTTGCATTGGGGTCTTGTTGATAATTATCAAGTCCCTGCATGGTTTGTTGAGTTTTGTATTGTCGTCGTGCTTGATGAGGGGATTGTACGGCAGTACCAGCATAGGGTTGTGCCGCGCGGAAATCTTGAGTGACCCCGTATGGCACTTGCTTGCGGATAATGTCGGGATGAGAGTTGTCGCGTTCTGCGACAGCCTTGATGAGAGGTTCCCAAGTATTGTCTTGAGTATCAAACATAACATAGTTCATATCGGAGATGTTGCCGCCTTTCGCGAAAATAAATTCCATAGTTCCAGCATCTCTGCCGTGCTCAATCATACTGCTATTCCATTCTATTTCCCATGTTTCAACCATTGACTGCACCACCGCAAGACTTCTTGATAGCGCGAACCACATCATGCGTCGTGTTAAAAGATTTCGCTAAAACCTCCCAATCACCAAGCGACATGGCTATCGCGCGAACATCAATACTTGACATGCCAACTTGTTGACTTAGTTTATTCATGTCATAGGAATCCATAGGGTCGTATTTTGTCAACAAAGAGCCGCCTGCTTCGTGTAATTGCACGCGCTCCATGATGGTCGCGATAATACCCATCGGGTCATCATCGGATAGTTGAATATCATTGGGATTAAAACCGGAAAACCCTGTCGCACCACCAAACCCTGCGTAGGGGTCGCCCTCAAGCGGCTTTTGTGTGTTCCCATCGGGCAGTGTTGTAATCGGGTCTTGAGGTGGAAGCACATCATTTGCGCCTTCTTGCACAGCACCTGCCGAACCACTGCTTAGATGAGAGGGGAACGAGTCGTGAAGATGGTCGTAGTTGTTGTTGACTTTACCTCGCATTTCATGCATACCGTCGGCTTCGCCAAGAGCCTCAAAATCAATCTGTCTTGCCTCTTGAGATGCAATCTCAATGTAGTTCTGCATGACTGATGGTGGAGGGGCTGAGCGAGATGTGTAAGCCGCGGGTTCTATTCCAAGTTCCTCCGCAGTCTTCAACATAGCCATAATTTCAATAGCGGCTTTGTTGCGACCTCTGTCCCCTCCGCGAATCTTTGGAGCAAAATGGCCTCGATGTTTAGCAACTTCGTGTTTAATATCGGGATTGTCGAAATCAATAGCCCCTCTCAAATTCGCCATAACGGTCTGCAAACCCGTCGGTGAACCATCTTTACCGCGACCAAAAAGCAACTGGTTGATTGGCGCGCGAGCCATGGCTCTTGCAGTAGGTTGGTCAAATCCTTGGTCTTGTAAAGAATTCATCACTTCGGTGGACATACCGCCTGCGGTGCTTGGGGAGAATAAATCGGGGAGTCGTTGAGACAAGATAGCAACGATAGACATTGGCGATATTTGACCATAAGCGGCAGTCTGCGCATGGTCGTCTGCGTAGTGTGAAGGAAACACTGTATTGTCTTTAGCGGTAGGGTCCTTTTCATTTGAGTTGTAGCGGCGTGTAACACCACCTGTAATTTGCTGAGGTTCAATCACATTCTGCTTAGCGCCTAACTGACTGTCAATACCTCGACTTTTAATCTCATCAAGGAACTCTTTGTGAGTGTGAAATGCCGCTGACTCAAGATGAACACCAAGCGTCGGGTGTGCTTTGTTGTTCGCGTGATTGTTGATGAGTCGCCCTTCTTCGTCACGCGTTTGTCGATTCGCTGTCGGAACACGACGAGATTGATGCGCCCCGTAGTGGTTATTTTCGTATTCGGGGTGTAAAGAACCATCTTCATCAAACGGAATGGGGACAGTGTGAAAGTCATCATTATTGTCGCGCTTGATTTTGTTGAACCTCATCGCCGCTTTGTTGAAAATATCTTTCGCTTTTCTCAACGCTTTCTCTTCTGTCGTATGTCCCCCTTTGACTAATTCATTAGCGAGGAAATGCGCGGCTTGTTCTTTAGGAAATCGAGAGCGAACATCGGGTGGAATTTCATCAAACGGTTTACCAGTTATGGAATTGATGTAAAAGTGCGACATTTTGTCGTGCGGTGAATGCTTTGGAGGGAAGGACATTGGGTGCATAACACCATCCTTATCCATGTAGTAAACACCCTTCCCCTTGAGGATGATTTCACCTCTCACGCAATACCACCTCTGCTGACATACAAGTCATACGGGTGCGCTCCCCAACGAGTAGGGTCGTCGTCGGGGTCTGTTTCCGTAGCACCTGTTGGATTGGATGTGTTCCCGCCCGAAGCGTTAGGTGTTGCGCCACTGTCCGCGCCTCCTGCCCCGTCCGCTTTGCGCATCAGTTGACGCAATAGAATGTTGAGTTTGTCAATCAAGTGACGATATTCAATCTTATCACGCGCGGATATTCCTTTCTGTGCTTTCAAGAAGTCAATTGAGGCAAGAATGGAATCGGATGAACCAACACCACCGCCCGCCATAGCAGAAGCACGACCGCCCGCAAGAGAAGTCTCTTCACTCATGTGCGCACCCATAGGTGTTTTCGCGGTGCGCGGTTGACGCATGGCTTTCGTGTGCGGCTTAGAACGACCACGACCACGCGGACCGCGAGTCACCCTTGATTGAGTTGTCATAGTAGGTGTTGGTGGAGTTATGTCTTGAGTGGGTTGATTTTGGCGAATTTGTTGACGCATGGCTTCATTTTCGCGTTGTCTTGGGTCGGGGTAAGATTGCTTTGCGCGAGAACGACCTGTGGATGTTGTCAAAAAACGAGGCGCAGTTCTTTGCCGGTATGTATAACCGGGACTCATCATGTACCCTGCGCGCGCAGAAGCCATGCTTGTCATAGAACCGGGGTTTCTTACATTCCCTGCTTTGAGTGGAGCGCCACTGCCCTTTCTTCGCCGCTTACGCTTTTGTGATTCAAGAGTAATGTTCTTCCGCGATTTTCGCTTTTTACCAGTTTTAGCCCGGTCGCGAGCGCGCACAGTATCAATAGTCGTCGTCTTTTGCGGCTTGTCGCTATCGTAGGACGGCTTCTCGCGCCTTTTACGAATCATCTCAAAAGCATCATCAATGTAGTCGGTGGAGAGCATGATGTTTGCCCCAAGACCACTTGCTTTGGGATTCGCACCATCAATGGCCTCGTTTTGCCCCACTTGTCCAGCCATTTGTCCAACTTCGGCCTGTTGCTTCATATCGCTGTCTTCTTCATCATCAATACTCTTTTGCGGTATCTTGATTTTCATGTGTTGAAGACCTTGCATCATTTCAGCACGCTTTTCTTGCTTTTCGCGTTTTTTCGCTTCGTGGAGAGCGCGCTCTTCGGAATCTTCACGACCGACGCTGGAATCATCTTCCAAATTCTCAGCACTTTGGCGAGGGTTGAATCGAAGACCTTTGGTGCTACCTTGAAGACCACCAGCCATATCATTCACCTCCCATCAACTTGCCGCGAAGACGCGCCCATACTTCGGGAGACTCTTTCGCTAATTCAACTTTGAGGATGTTAATCGTTTGAGCAGTCATGTGCTCATTTGTTGTACCAGCCGCGCGTTCTTGTACGCGCATTATGTCTTTCACCGTCTCACGCACCTCTTTGTGTAACGAAACAATGTTGCGCACATATTGAGGGTCGTTACGGTCTGCATCATCAAGGAAGTGACCAAGTTCGCCGTTGAGTCGCGATAAATTATTACGGATGCTTTGCATTTCTTGTCCCGATTCGACAATGATGAGTTCAGCCGCCCCCTTTTGCACAATGGGTTTGAGGTGATGTTTGATGTGGTGATAAACGCTCGATTCGGGTATTTGAATGTCCAAAGCAATTTCATCAGCGGTCATCGCGCCATTGAAATAAGCCTCTTCAAGATTTTCTCGTTTAGAAGAAGTGCAAAATCCACATTCGCTATTACTTGCCATGTGATAATCACCCATGTGATTTCGGAAATGCCGGTCTGCTGTACCTTCGCGCCAATCCATGTCTTTATCCAAATCCTTGGCGATAACTAACCCGCCTTTCATCATCTCTTCTAATGAGTCGCGACCTTCGTCTTGGCAGAACTTGCAAGAACTACGAGTTACACGCTCCGCCATGACAAAGACCAAGTATCGGTCCGCGTTAAGCATTTCTATGAGAAAGCGACTCAACCGTGTGCCTAAAATTGGCGGCGTGCCGATGACAAGAGCCACGGCAAAGAGTCTTTCACATGCGGCTAAAGATGTTTTGACAGGACAAAAAGCAACTCTCAAAGAAAGAGAAGAAAGGTTGTGGATTTGCTCATCATGCCCCGAACGACAACAAAATAGGTGCGGATTATGCGGTTGCTTTTTGAAAGGCAAAAGTATGCTCAAAAACAGCAAATGCCCTATCGGTAAATGGTCAACCTTGTTGAGAGAGGCGGCGGTAAACGATGCCAGTCGCGCTGAAACAAACGAAGAGCGCGCCAATAATCCAACTCAAGTCACTTGAACTCATTTTTGGGCCGGAAAAGACCAAAATAAGAAAACAACCAAGCGTCAATGCGATAAGTTGCACCATAATCATGTCAACGACGACTGATTTTCGCAAGTTCGTCATGTCGCTCAATGCGCCATAAATACTCGTCATGTCCATCTCATCGTCCCCCTGTCAAAGCAGAGCGCAGGAAAGAGCCGCCTGTTGAAGCAACTGTTTGCATCATGCCGGGGTCGGCTAATGCAGTGTTCAACATGCCTTGCATAGAACTTTGATTCGCGATTGCAATCATTTGTTGGAATTGCATGTTCATTTGTTGAACATTGTTTGATGCGGCATTGAGCATTTGAGTTTGAGCCATCGTCACACTGTCGGGAGTAGGCATACCTTCAATGCCGCTGAAATCAAACGAAAAACCATCGTCACTTTCCTTGATTTTTACTTTTGAAAGCATTTGGTGCATCGAAACGGCAACAATGTTACTCGTCAACGCGATGAGCATGTTCATATTAGCACCGTTGTTATCCGACAGCCACTTGTCAATCATCGGATTGCTGGTAATCATCATTGAAAGAATATCCATTTCAGTAGGCGGCGGAGGGGGCGCGTATGGGTTTTGATAACCTTGTTGCGCGTAATTTGCACCCATTTGGGGCATTTGCCCCGGCACTTGTTGCTGTCCGTTGGCGAGTCCAAGATTAAGCGCACCATTCATTGGTTGCGCGGGCTGATTGTTGTTGTTGTTCCACCACGCCATGATACCACCTCAAGCGCTACCCTCATTTTGTTGTTGCGGTAGCGGCATAGGCATGCTTTGTTGTTGCATTTGATGCATTGCGAGAGCATCTTGTAGCATTCGCGTGTTATTCCCTGCTTGGAATTGTCGCATATCAAAGACAATCATCACTAAATCATTCATACCTGTCGCGGTATTAGTGAAATGCGTCACTGGAATGTTGTCTTGCTTCAACATCGCGAAAAATTGCTCATATTTTGCAAGTATCGGAGGGGTGTTGTCTTTCTTTTTGATACTGCTGACTGGTACAGCCACTACTGAAACACCCTTCTTTAGTTTCGCCTTGAGCGTCCCTCCACTCGCTTCTTGCTCAGCCTCTTCTTCCTTCTCCCACTTGCAGAGCAAATGGTACAGGTGAAGGTGTTCGGGGCAGTAAGTTCCTCGTAATTTACGCCCACTTGTGACATTTTCGCGCGCTACAAAGGCTTCTGCTTCTCCTGTGACCGGATTTTTGAAGTAAATGTCCCATAATGACTGTCCTGTCTCTTCGTCAATGATTTGTTCGTAAATGTTACCCGCCATGCGCAAAAGATGCTCCACATCGCAACCATCAATGACACATCGCATGGTGTTGGTGTTGTATCGGTACTTTCCACCAAATAACCACCTTCTTGGGGACAAAATAGACCTTTTTGTGCCTTTCAACAAGCGATACGCTTGCTTAATGTCCTTTCTTCGCGCCTTTTTGGGGTTAGGATGTTGCGAAGGATAGAAATTTACCTGCGGAACTTCAATGTGAGTGCTTGCTTCACTCATCGCGGACTGTGCAGAAGCCTGTTGTTGCATCTGTGCAAGGCTCATTTGGGTCTGTGCGGCAAGGCGTAATAGGTCATTTTGGGGTGTATTTCCGAGCATTTTGTCACCAACTGAGCATTTCAATCATCGTTTTTTCGACATTCCAGCCGATTTTAGTCGCCATCATGCTGACGCGACATGGAATACCTGCTTTTTGTAGTCTTCGCATGGCCGGACGATGCACATCGAACACTTTATGCTCGCGTAATCGGTTAGATTGCCATAATATGTTCGCATTTTCATCCCACCACTCGTCTGCTTTGTTCGCGACCAGCCAAATTTGCTTAGGAGTGTACCTTTTTCCTCTAATTCGAGTCTTCAAAGAGCGGTATTTCCATCTTTTTTCAATTAAAGCATCAACAAGGAACTCAAAACCACCAATCGCGTCAATAACTTTCGCCCCTTGGCCTCCTAAGACGCGCGTATCGGTCATGAATACAACAATTTCCACTTGTCTGTCCACCATATCGTCAATCCATAGGTTCCAAAAGCGTTGTTGTCCTCCAATATCGGAAGAATGAACCACTCTCTTCTCTCCTTTCCAGCGAAGACGCTTTCGCGTAGCCTGCGGAAGAACATATCCTCCGCCAATGAGCCTTTTTGCATGCATGGTGCGCTCTTCAATGTCATCCATCTCGCCCGGAGTGCGCATAAATTGGTCGAGAGTCGTCTTTCCGACTTGCGTTGGACCGTAAACACCTATTCTGCGCGGCTTTAGGTAGTTATACAGTTCACGACCGTACACAACCGCGCCCATAAGCGCGCTACCAGCCATTGTTGCAACCATTATGTCACCCAACCGCGAACTTTATTGTAAACCCACTCAACAGTGTTCTCCCAAATGCTCACATCAGCATGCAATTCAAAAAAAGACACACTCAAAGCAGTCACAAACCCTGTTATCACGCACAACACCAGCGCCTTTCCCTTTTCATAATAAGTGTCAAGCGTGTTTTGAGTGTGCAAAGCGCGAAGTGTTGCCTCGGTAGCATCATCTCCGGGTGTTTTGAACAACCATCCCATTGATTCACTTCCTTTTCTTAGCGTATGTACCATCGGGGTTCCTGCGACCTGTTTGGTTACCCAGTTTCATGGGCTTTTTGGTGTCTGCTTTGTGGGCAGGCACATCACCTTCTTCCATCAACTTGATGTAATCTTGAACTTCGGGGTCTTCTTCCAATTTTTGCATTTGTTGCGAAAAAACGGCTTCCTGTTTCTTGATTTCCATTTCCATTTGACGCTGAGCGAATTTCATTTGTTGCGCTTGCATGGTTCGACTCATGTTTTTCTGCATGTTTGCAATAACTGCGCGCTGGTCCATGCCATCTTGTGCCAACATTTTGTAAATGAAGTAAGCCATTCCCTGCAAAGTGAACGCACCCATGGTGTAGGTAATCGCGTTCGTATAAGTATCGGGCGATGTAAGCCATAATTCAGCATCGAAGACAGCAATCGCGCATCCGACGAGGATGCTTACGAATGATATGAGTCCCAATACGCGTAATTCGTCTGTGTTTGAAGAGTTAGGGCTTGGTTGCATGGGGTTGCCTCCTTGTTGAGCGACAACGCGTGCGCTACATAAGCGTATTCATTCACCCTATTCTCAGTATTATACTATTATTGTTACAATAATACAAACTAATTATTCTTATTAGAACGAAATGAGATTATCGAGAATCCTCAATCATCTTCCGGCATTTGTCGGAACCGATTTTGCGGCAATTGCGGTGGCTTGAACGCGAACGGAGGCAATTCACCCGCTTGGCCGGGTTCTGCCGCCTTGTCATCGTATGGCTGACGGATGGTCATCGGAAGCGGTTGTTGAACTGGCCCCTCACCTGCTTGCGGGTAGCGTTGCGCGAACTGTTGGGCTTGAGAACCGAGTCTTGTTCTTGCATCACTGGTACTGCCTGTCGCACCCTGCTGAGGTGCTGTCCCACTTGGTTGCGTTTGCATTTGCTCTCCTTGCGGTCCAACCGTCGCCTGTTGACCGATTGGTCGCGAAGAAGGACTCATTGGGACTGTTCCTCGCTGTGTCGCAGGGCCTTGCAATCTCTCACCAAACTGCTGTTCACCATAAGCAACTGCGTCGTAGGTTTCCAAATCCTCATAGTCGCCAAAAGTAATTGTAGGGTGGAACATTGTCGCTTTCGCGTTTATCCCTTCTATTTGCTCGATGAGTTCTGCTGAAACTTCGCCGTTTTCTAAGTCTTTTCTCAATTCACTCGCGTTTCCATAGCCATTCTCACCCATGAGGTCAGTCATAGCCTGCATTCGCATCCAATTCGGGTAGTGGCGGAATAGAGCCATTTCTTCCATTTGCGCGACAATCTTTTCATCTCTTGCTTTAGATTCATCAGTCACTGAGGATTGAGCGGCAACACTGTCTTGGTAAAGTTGGTCAATTTCTAATGGCAACTTTTGCGCACTACTCTTGGATACTTTAGAATTTTTCAATACATCGTTTTTGAAATCCAAACCACTGGTTAAACCGCCACCGAAATCTTTCTTCGTGTTTTTCAAATCAATAGAACGCTCCATGTCTTCTTCATCATCATAGCCAAACATACGCGCCGCTTCGTTGTAAGCAAATGTTTGCAAATCGCCTCGCATTTGCACTGTCTCAAAGAAGTTCTCGACACTTAGGCGCGTATCAGCACTGTTGCCATTTGCTTTCATCGCGTCAACAACTTTCTTGTGGAAGTTGGGGTGTGAAATATCATCATAGGATTCTAAGAACTTCTTCAGCATTGAGAGCCTTGCGAATTCAACATACATTGGCTTCACAATTTGATTGACTGCTCGCTTGTGACCAGCATCAAGCCCCTTACGCGGTCCACCTCTCGGAGAATCCCCTTCTTCTTTTTCAAGTGACAAGTAATCTTTGATGCTTGAATAAGATATTCCTTCTGCGGATAATTTGTCGAGTAAAGACTGGTCCCAACGGATTTCACCGTCTTCCATTTCAAGGTTCTCTTGGTCGCGAACATCATCGGGAGCATTGAACTCATCGTAAAGTTGACTTAGCGCAGGGTTTGACATTTCACTCAACTTTTGTTTGACAAGAGGTTTCTTCATTTGACCGACAATTTCCTTTGTCTTCTCCGCCTTTTCTTCGTCAAAATTCGATGTGTGCAGGTAGCGATTAAGTGCATCCATCATTGGTTTTGAATGCTTGAACATGTCTCTCAAATCTTTGAGACTCAAATGAGGCTCCGCCTTGCTATTTGGCGCGAATATGCCTTCATCGTTTTCAGCGTCAGTCAACCAACGACCGTGATTGTAAACAAGCGACTCATGAGACATCCCCGACTCCGACTGCACCTTATCATCATCAAGCGAAAACAGTTTTTTGTTAGCCTTTCCCTTTTCGTTGTATTTCTTTGGGTAATCTTTGACCATCAAATTGTGCAATTTAGCGCACGCTGTTTGCACAGTGTGATTGCGTTGACCGTGCGACCCTGCGATGTTAGGGTGGTTTTGAATTACACTCAAGAGATTATTGACCTTCTCTTCGCTTGCTCCGTTATTGATAGCCTTAGCCGCCATCCCTTCTGCGCGCTTTAATATCTCATTGTTATGGTGCGCGTCTCGCAAACCTTTCAGTTTTTCTTGCGATTCGGAGATTACACCCATAGCATCATCTATGGGATTCACTTTCGCGTCGCTTATTTCGGGCGCTTTGCTCCGTTCACTGAATGCGTTAGAATAATAGTATCCACTCTCGTTAAAATCCTTCTCAGTCATCTTAATCTTGGCTTTCTTAGCGTAACGCTCTTTGTTCAACGCTTGAATGGTTTTCAATTTAGTGAGAGGTAATGCTAACCCCCTTTCGACCGCATCGCGATGCATTTTCGCAGTGAAATTATTGCGTCCTGTTTTACCAACACCTTCTTCATCAAGCCGTTGTTGAATCATAGCGTTAAGACCATTTTCATCGTAATGTTCTCCGTAGTGAGGGCTGTGCTTGTGTCCATGGAAAACTTCACCTGTTTCTTCATCGACATAACCCCCGAAGTATTCGTCCACTTGGTCGGGGTCAAGATAACCGCTACCGTGACAATGCGCGCACATACCATCCGAACATCTTCCTCCCTCGGCGTCGGGGTGTTCTTGGTCGCATTCGGGGCAAGCAACTCCGGGGAACTCATGCCCTCGCATGTCCGAATGATGGCTATCAAAATCACCGTGATTCGTGGCGCGCAGATTCTTATGGATGTAATCCTGCATCTTCGGGCCGTTAGGGTTAGCACCAGCCAAAGCAGGGTTGTGTGCTTGAATGAATGAAATCGCATCATCCATAGTGACCTTTCCACTACCTCCGCAAAGGCCACATCCTGTCGCACTGTTCATCACCCAATTTTCTTGCTTCCCTTCCGTATCATAAGCCTCGCGCTGTAACAATTCTCGGACTTGATGTTCTCTCATCTTACCACTTGGGGGTATTTCTTCTTGAGGTATTTCCTCTTCTTGTGTACCAAGCACATCGTCTATGAGTTCTTTGTTCCAATCCGCATTATCTTCATTATGGAAAGCATCGTTCGCGAGTGTCAATTGTTTTTTGGTTAATTTACGACCATGTTGTTTGAGGCTCAACGCTTGTAGCGTTTCAGCGTCAGTCAATCCATACAAAAGTCGATTGTTTTGCTGGTGGGTCAATCCTGTTCCAACGCTTTGTCCGATAGCGCCCGTCATGTATTCATCGGGACGATACATGAAACTTCGATGTTCGTCTCCGTAGCCGTCAGCCAAGAATACATCGGGAATAGGAAGGCCGTCTTTGGATGTGTAAAGTTGCGTCGTTAGCGCACTGAGTTTATTCCTCAAGTGTTGGTCATCTTTCTTACCAAGAAGCGGCGCTAAGAGGTGACCGATTTTGAGGAACGCGCCGAAGGCTTGTTCTGTACGATGATTGTCGTAATCCACATCTTTCGCTAAGCGATTAGCAGTCTTATCATGCGAACCCGCCCTGCTTTTGATAGTTTTGAGGAATTCCGGTAAATTCTCAATCTCACCATTGAGCGCCTTTTTCTCAGCCGCGCTTCTCATTTCAAACGATATTAGTTTGTTGCTATGGTTGGGTTCGGTGATTTGCATTCCACTGTCTTCATGGAAATCATCATCATTGGCTACTGGAACATCTTGTGTGAGTGGAACCTCAAGTTTCAGTGCGTAATTTTGGTCATCGTATTTTGGTGGTCTAATATCAACAACAGCATTCTCTTGCCCACCAATGTTGATTTTCATGCCGTTTGAAACAACGCCATGTAAGTGGAAATCTTTCGCGCTCACCTCAACATAATCTCGACCAGCCACACCGCGATTAGCAAGCCGCATCTTCTTTTCTTTAATTTGGTTCATGCTTGCAAGAATATCTTGCTTAGCAAGTTCGCGCATTTCTTTCAAGCGCGCTTTCAATTTCGCATGCCCTTCGGGGTTTGACTTTTTACTCAAGTCACCGTTCTCCATACGCTGGCCGTATTCTTCTTTGAAACTCTTTTGATAATCTTCCCATTCGTCAATTGATGGTTGAATGTGTTGCAAAAAGGAATTGTAGCGTCGCGCTTTGCTTTCGGCCCTTTTCGCGGCGTTTGCTTCTCCGAACATAGAGGCAATGAACTTTCGTCGCTCTTTTCTGCTCCTATCATTCCCTTTCCTATCCATCTTTGTCAGCGATTTGAGATTGATGCGCTTCCCTTCGGGCGTCGTCAACGCTCCACTCTTTATGTCTTGAAGAATATCAAAGGCTTCCACAACTCCACTAAATTGCGCGGCGGTCAAGTTTCTAATACGCGACTCTTCTCTTTGCGCGTCGTTTTGGAAAGCAGACGCGTGAATTAACCCCAATGCCTGTCTTTCATGAGGTGTTCTGCGTGCCGCCCCCCGCTTACCTCGCGGACGGTCGCGCATATCAAGACCAAACTCATGTCCGATTGCTTCGGCTCGGTCATGATGCGGTGAAGAAGGATGAACGATGGCTTTCTCGATTTGCTTTTTCAAATACTTTTTCAGTTCGCCTCCGCGACGGTCAATGCCCTTTGTGTCTATCACACCATCGTCGGTTTGAAGAGGTGACCCGTCTCGCTGAGTCAACCCATATCTGCGCAACATTTGTCCAATGTACTCATCATCATCATCGGCGAAGATGTATTTCGCGATAGTAAGAAGAGAAATCTCATCATCATTACCCATCAGTGGAATGCTACGACTTCTTGAATCATCATCATCCCACCTGTAATCCAATTCGGGCATGTAAATTCGCGAAAGAGCATAAGGTGAAACACCACGGGGGCGGTATGGGTGGTGTCCTTGTGCCTCTTCCTTGGTTTCATTAGCGAAGTGCTTAATGTCACACGCTTTGCACGCCTCTTTCTCAATTTTGTTTTCCACACGCTCTTCCGGTGACATTTGATAGTGCTCTCGGAATTGCTGTTTTTGCTCCTTGACCTCTTGATGCCGAGCAAGACCCTTGGCGCGAGCATCATTCGAGCGCTTCCAAGCATACAGGGTTCTCAAAACGGCCCCCTTGGATACATCGCCACCGAATTTACCAAGAAGTTTCATGAAACCGTTTCTGTATCCTTGTACGGAGAATCCGCTCTTCGCGTACTCCATTCCCATTTCGGCAATATCAATAGGGTCGATTCCTATTTCCGAAACAGTCTTGCGCAAATCAAGCAAGTCGTGGTTTAGTTTGTTCAAGTATCCGGGCTTCAAACCTGTTTCCAATACGCGTTCGTATCGCGATTTATCTTTATCATTGAATCGCCCCAACTCAGCGTAAGGGTCATCGGAATGAAGTATTGTGTGAAGATGGTCCATGTCATCTGCATGAAGCGCAAGTTTCTCCACTTCGCCTCGGTCCATGCCGAGTTTTTCCAAATGGTTATTGAATTGCATCATGTGCCTACCCGAACCTACGAGCAAGTCCATGAAAATTCGCGATTTCTCTTCAATTTCACCAGCCGACAAATCACGGTATGGGTGTCCTTCGGGGAAATCGGAGCCATCGGGTATTTCACTGAAATATGTAGGGTTGTATGCCCTTCCACTCACATCATTCAAAATTTGATTGTAGTGAACTTGATATTCATCATTCGTCATGTCGCCGAAGAGAACCATGTTCTCTAAGTCCTTGAGGCGATAATCCGATTTGATTTTCTGCTCTCCTTGACGGTCGCTTGAGATAAAACGACGCGCGCGTGCTTGGTCTTGAGGTGTGTCTAATTTAATATCACTGAGTTGAGTACCTACGGTTTTCTCACCGCCTTTCTCAGCAATCTGTGTACCGCTTGCTGTTAAGTCAGCCGTCTCCTGTCTGCTCACTCCTTCGGCTTCATTGATTGTTCGGAAGATACCAGTTTCACTCAACGCCCTTTGCAGTGCAGGATGCAATCCGGTCATATCTTCAACCTCTATATCACCATCCGCAATCTCCAACCTCCTTTTCTTTGATGTTGGGTTGTTAGGGTCTTTTATGAAAGGCTCAGCGTATCTTTCGTCAGCGTTAGGTTGCGTTATGCTTCGACCGACATTCTTCGCGGCTCGATGGAAAGCGTGAGTAACGAAATCGGGTCCTTGTCCAGCAATCGCTTCGCGTCCAAATCTGCCACCACGCCCTGCGCTTCCAATTGCGCGCTCTTGTAAGAAAATTCTCATGAAGTTGTTCACATCTTCTTGCACCAGTGGTACTGCATCTTTCTCACTGACTCCTTCTTGTTGCGCTTTATTGGTTATCAAGTTGCGCCATTTTGCTACATCGGATGAAGCAACCTTTGACTCTTCCAAATCCATGGTTTTGAAATCAACTTGCGGCAAGACTTTTTCATAAAGTTTACGCGCGGCCTCCATTCTCCCTTCATCAGTGGTGTATCTTCCGTCAGCGGTCAATTCACTCAACGCTTTTCGCCCTTGAGCCGACGCCTCATCCATCTGTTGTTGAAAGTAATCGGGCATAGTGCCGCCACGCGACGGTACAACACGAACAGCACGCGGGGAGACTTGGATGTCTTCCATGTCTCTCAAAGTCGATGTGCTAATCGGGTGTTTACTCTTGTTTTTCAAGTGGTTCAGCACGCCCTTCTGTTGCTGTTCGCGCTTTCGTCCACTTGCATCAATGCCTTCGCGCATCCATTTGCCTATTTGGTTCGGGACGCGATTCTTTTTCATGAAATCTTCAAGCGAACCATGGTCCTCTTCGTCCATTTGTTTGCGGAACCCTAATTCTTCACCGAAGTGCTTAATCATACCATCAAGAGCAGTCAGTACGGGCTGTGTGAGCATAGGGAGAGCCATGATGCTCGGTGTGGTGATGTTGCCCTCTTCGTCTTTGATGGCCTTGTATCGCGCATCATCGTCCAAATCAAACAACTCAGCGAACATGTGATTATTCGCGTAAATTATGTCACTGTAAAGCGCGTCATAGTCAATCTCATCATCCTTCATGGGCGGATTTTTCATGAGGTTCTGTAAGTAGGGCCTCAAAGCAACCTGCCCGTCGAAAATGGCACGCTCTTTTTCGTTCATTTGAGCGTAGTTTTTATTGGTTTTGCGAGGCGCTTCGTCAGCCTTAACGATGCGGATGAAGCGACCCATGATGAAGCGCACGACGAGCCTACCCTTGAAGGTAGCGGTTGGTGGGAATTTTAGCATATTTTTTTTAGGAATGCGCGCAGTTAGTTTTTACACCCCCCACGAAAAAAATGTCTGTATTCCGCATGCGGTTAAGCAGGGCAAATTGCCCTGCGCGAGACGCGAGTCCGGCTAACGCGAGGGGGTATTTGCCCGCGAAGCGCGAGGGCCACGCAGTGACGCGCGCAGGTTGCATCAGCGCTAAGGCATTGCATCGCGATAAGCAACCACGCGATGCTCGCGCGGGTTGTCGTCCCGCGAAGCCCGATTCATCATCGCGCTCCTCCAACC